AAAAGGTTGTTGCGTATCATATTGCCGTTCCTTATCAAACAGATTTTTCCAATAACGAAAAATGGGCATTGGACGTTGAATCACATTATGCGGGTCGTATTGAATATTCCAGTTATGTTATTCGTCCAATCAGTATGAATGTTGAAGGCGAAGTTCTTTCTTGGAAGATTCAAAGTGAAGATGTATCAAAACGACGTACGGTTAATACAGGTGTTCTGTTCCCCTTAGTAGTTCACGTTCCAAACTATGCAACCGACGACGACTTATTTGGCATTGATGATATCACGGAAATTCGACCAGTAATCGACGAAATTAATAACCGCTTATCTCAAATTGCAAATATCCTTGACAAACACGCCGACCCAGCGATTGCCGTTCCAGTTGGAACACTACAAGAAGATGATGATGGAATGCCTGTCTTCCGTGTTGGTGTCGATAAAGTATTTGAATTAATGGGTAAAGACGACATTGTCCCTCAATACATTACATGGGACGGACAATTACAAAATGCATTCACTGAATTAGATAAATTAGTTTCATATCTTCTTATGATCGCTGAAATTCCTGAAGTTGTTTTAGGTCGTGGCGAATCGGGCACAAGTGGTAGTTCGGGACTTGCAATTAAATGGCGAATGAATAGTTTACTAGCGAAAGTAAATCGTAAACGTCAGTATTACAACCGCGGGTTAAAGCGTGTGTTTACAATTGCCCAATTACTAGAATCGGCGGTCGGAAAAGCTGATTACGAATTCTTTACACCTATCGTCAAATTTAAAGATGGTTTACCGAAAGATGAAATGGAGATGGCACAAATTGCGTCTACTCGTACGGGCGGTGCGGTTACTATGTCACAAAAAACGGCTTTAATGTACCAAGACGATTTAACCGAGGAACAAGCGGAACGTGAGATTGAAAGAATCAAAGCGGAACAAGAAGCAATGCAAAGTACCTTTGCTGACCCGTCTATTTTTAACAGGTCTAGCGTTGATTCTGACGAAGAAAAAGATTCCGAAGACCAAACGGTTGAAGAAGATACGAACGAAAGATAGGAGGATAAAAAATGGCGGTTAGAAAAGTACCAACACCGAAGTATGATTACGAAGTTAATAGAATTATGAAAGTTTATCAGCAAGCAAGGCAAGCAATTCTAACCGAGTTGTTACGCCTTGTTGACGCTGATTTAAACGATAATGCGACACGGATTTCCCTAGAACTAAGTTTACTTCGTCAAATAGATTATATTCTAGGACAAGCAAATAAGGAGATTCAAAGAACAGTAGAAGAATTGATTCTTGAATCATTCCGAAACGGACAAGGCCGGCTTCTCTATGCGGTCGGTGAATATTCTTCACTGACACATGCAACCGAGGGGGTCGCTTTTTCTATGCTTGCAAAACAAACGGTCGACGCGATGGTTGCCGATACCTTCACCGATTTATTAACGGCAACGGAACACACATCGAAGAAATTAAAGCGAATCGTACGCCAAACCGTTGCGGAACAAATGCGATTAGGTATTATTCAGCAAGGCGGACGAAGATTCATGTCAAAAGCGATCACTGAAAAATTAACAAAGCAAGGATTCACAAAAAGAATCGACGACGAAGGTTTTGTCGGCATTATCGACAAGGCGGGTCGTAAATGGAAACTTGATACTTATACGAAGATGGTCGTGCGTACCAAGTTAACACAAGCACATTCTGAAGGCATGAAAACACAAGGTATTGAATCGAATATCGACCTTGCCGTCATTAGTTCTCATGGTGCAAAGGATTCGTGTGCGAAATATGAAGGGCTTGTCGTTTCGTTGAATGGACTTACAAAAGGGTACACGACCGTTGAAGAATTGCGGAAATCAAATAAGATTTTCCACCCGAATTGTGAACATACATTTTATCCGATTCGTAGTCTTGATGTCCTTTCACCTAAAGAAAGAGAAATTCACAAAAGTAAAACAAACAATATTTAAATTTAAAAAAAAATTTAAATTCTTCTTGTTAAACATGCCTTTAGTCGACACACATAATAGGGAAAGTTAAGCAACTCCTACAAGGCGAAGGCGAATTTAATCGCATATTCAACGCTTTAACTTTCTCTTAATCTCACATGAACCCGACAAGCCTCTTAATAACGCTGACCCCGTCGGGTCTTTTTATAGGTTATTAGTGTAGTGGTAACACGTCAGATTCCAACCCTGAAATCGTGGGTTCGATTCCTACATAACTTGCCAATAAAAAATATCTTCTCGTGGCGTTGCACGGTAAAAACGAAATCAGGAGGAACTAAATTGACAAAAGTATTCAGATTAAAACTATCAAACTTACAATACTTTGCGGATGTTGCGGGTGACGGCGGTTCAACTAGTAGTGAAAGTGCTTCAGGAGAACAAGTCAATCAAATGGCAACAAGTACGCAAAATGAACATATGATTCCTAAAACTCGTTTCGACGAAGTTAACGAGAAAGTTAAAGAGTTATCAGCACAATTAGAAGGTCTTCAAAAGCAAAAAGCTAAAGACGAAAAAACAAAGGCTGAAAAACTTGGAGAGTTCGAACAACTTTATCGTACAGCAGAAGGACAAGTTGCAAACTTAACAACAAAACACAAATCAGCTTCCGAACGTGTTACGGCGTTAGAAGGCATTATCAGCGGAATGTTAGAAACAAAAATGTCGGTTATTCCCGAAGATTTTCACGAACTTATTCCTACAGAAATGTCGTTAGAACAAAAGCTTGCTTGGATTGATAAAGCACAAGCGAAAGGCATGTTCAGAACAAAAGAAGACGTTGTAATCGGAGAAGCCACTAATCGTAAGATAGAACCAAAAGTTGACGTTAAACAAATGTCACCTATTGAGAAAATTCTTGCTAGTTATTCAAAACAAAAATAATCAAGGCGTTTGCATCTTGCAAGTGTCTTTTTTATTACTAAATTTTAGGAGGAACAAACCCAATGGCTTTAACTTTAGCACAAGCACGTTTGTATTCTAAAGATACATTACAAGCGGGCGTAATCGAAATGATTGCAAGAGAATCAGCAGTTTTAGAACGTTTACCATTTATGGAGATTTCCGGTAATTCTTACAAATACAATCTTGAAACAACATTACCAACGGTTGCTTTCCGTGCTGTAAATAGCGGATACGAAGCAAACGAAGGTACTATCGAACAGAAAACAGAAGGTCTTGTTATCTTAGGCGGCGACGTCGACATCGACCGATATATTGTCCAAGTTAACGGTGACGTAAATTCTATTCGTGCAATCCAAACTGAAATGAAGGCGAAAGCTGTTGCAAACACGTTCACGAAGACTTTCTTCAAAGGTGATGCAGCTAAAAATGCTAACGAATTCGACGGTTTAGATGTTCGTATGAAAGGTTCTGTCCAAGAAGTACTATTCGTTGCACCGAATGACGAAAAAGAACGTGGAAAAGTGTTAATTAATACACTCCACGAATTGCTTGACGCGGTTGAAGGTGGGGCAGACGTAATGTACATGTCTAAAAAGGTACGTCGTGAAGTCCAAAAAGCATTAGAAGGTCAATCACACCTTATCCAAGTAGGTAAAGACGAATTCGGTCGTGTCGTTGAAATGTTCGGCGATGTTGAAATTCGTACGGTGTCTGACTTAATCCTAAACGGCGGCGAAATTTATGCGGTTAAGTTTGGGGCGATGTCTCACGTATGTGGCTTAACAAACGGTGGCGTTTCTGTTCGAGATTTAGGTGAACTTGACACGTTACCAGTTCTTCGTACCCGTATCGAGTGGTATGTTGGACTTGCTGTATTTAATCCGAAATCAATCGCGAAGATTGACGACGTGTTTAAAAAAGCGGCGTAATTAATTAGGGGCGTGGAGAAGTCCACGTCCTTATTTTTTACAAAGGGGGTAAACGGTTAATGTTCAAAATTATTGTTCCTTCAAGTTCATTCGAAGGCGAACGAAATGGCGTCCAGTTCCGAAAAGGAATCGGCGAAACAGAATCGCGAGAAATTGCGGAAACACTAGCGTCATTAGGTTACAAAGTCGAAGGATTGAAAACGGCGAAAGCTACCCCGAAAAAAGCAACAAAACGTAAAACTCCTAAGAAGGAGGATTAATTTTTATGTCTGTTTTTGAAGAGGTTCAAAGCTACATAGATGAAAACATTTTACATTCTGACGTATTCGACACGGCTAACGATAAGACGAAACAAAAAGCGGTGAAGAATGCGGAGAATGTTCTTCGTAACTTTTACGGACGTTCCCGTCAGATTACCACTGAAGTGATAGCGTATCAAACCATTTGGCTTTTACAAATTGACGATACAATCCGACGTGCGGAACAAGGCGTAACGAACGTTAACGTAATGGGTATTTCAATAAGTATGTTACAAATCGACCGTTCTATTTCCCCACAAGTTTTAAGAACAATGGGTCGACGTACTGGACGTTATGCTTTAGAAGTTCAAGACACATATCGTCACCGAACTAATCCGAAGTATGGGCAACCGCTATGATGCTTGGATTAATACCACTTAATCAGAAAGCGACGGTTATTAAATCAGCTACCGACGAATGGGGAATCGCAAGTGACACACCGACCGAAACAGAATACGACGTTCGCGTTGATTACTCTTCGGCAATTGAAATGCTTGCGAAAGACGGTAAAGAAGTAAAAGTAACCGCGAAGCTTTTCTTTGAAGGCGAACTGGAAATTGATTACACCGACGATATTCGTTTTGACGGATACGAAAGGAAGCCAATTAGGATTCAGCCTTTACGCGATCTAAGCGGAAAAGTCTTTTATACGAGGGTGTTTGTATAATGTCTAGTTTTAGATTTAATGGAAGTGCAATCGCAAAGTCGGTTGAACGTGCTTCAAAGAATGCATTGGAAGACGTGCTAAATGACTTGGTCAAAGCTTCTTCAGGTGCTACACCGCATGACGAAGGAACGTTGGAAAAGTCTTGGGCAAAAGAGATTTCGAAAAACGGCGACGAATATGTCGGAACGGTTTCGTATTCTGTCCGTGGTGAGAATGGATACAACTACGCGATTAAGATGCACGAACAACAATACAACTTAGGTGAAAAGTCACTTGCAAAAGGTGGGGGAACTGGTATGTCGGGGGCAAATTATTCGGTCGGTAGTCATTTCCTTTCACGACCATTACACGGCGAAGAAGCAACGTATCAAAAATATATTGCGAAGCAAGTAAAGAAAGTTATTGATGGTTAGGGGGCTTTGTTGGTGATAAGCATAATCGACCTAGTTAATTATTTAAAGAAAGAAAAGATTGGCGGAACAATTTATCCGTTAGCCTTTCCCGTTAATTCACCTGATGCTTGTTCGACCGTTAACTTTGTTAGCGGAACACCAACAAGGGGTGGCGTTGGAAAGGTTTATTTACAAGTAATGACGCGGGACGTACACCCCGCAAAAGCTGAAAAGATTTCAAATGATATCCGTTCCTTCTTAGAAAAGAAGACGGATTTTTTGTTGTCAAATATGCAAGTCATTCTTATTGAGTGTCAAAACTTCGCACCGTTCTATTTAGGACAGGACGAAAACAACAGGCACTTATTTACACTAAATTACACATTTACTATGGGGGTATAAGCCAATGGCAGAACGTAAAAAAATCGCTGGTGTTGACGTCTTACTAAAAATTAAAAAAGGCGAAAAAACACTTGTGTTAGGTGGACAATCAGGTGCGACATTAAACCGAAGCACAAACGTAATTGAAACAACTTCTAAAGACGCGGAAGGTTGGGCGGAATCTGTATCAGGTGTTCGTTCTTGGGGTATTGATTGCGATGGTTTCCTTGTAGAAAACGACGAAGCCTTAGAAGCGGTCGAAGAAGCTTGGTTAAATGGTGCTGAAATCGAAGCCTTTATCGCATTGCCTTCAGGTCGTCAATTTGAAGGGAAAACGTTAATTAGTGATGCACCATTAGAATTCCCGCAAGATGATGCGGCGTCATTCAGTTTATCACTTGTTGGTACTGGTAAATTAGAAACACTTACCGCACCTGTAACAAAAACACAAGAGTAATTAAGTTTACTCTTTCTTTTTTATTAAATAACAAACGTTAAAAGGAGATTTTAAATCATGGCGAACAAACAACGCGGAATCGTAGAAGTTAATTTGGACAAGAAAAGAAAGTTGCAATACACCTTAAATGCGTTAGCTGAAATTGAGGACGCACTAGGCGTTAAGATTCACGAAATGCATACGTTGAACTTAGGAATGAAGAATATTCGTACCATCTTATGGGCGGGCTTACTTCATGAAGATGCTGAACTAACAGAAGAATTCGTTGGTTCATTAGTGAACGTTTCGAATATTGCTGAAGTACAAGCGAAAGTTCAAGAAGCCTTTATTGGTGAAGCAAAAAACTAATTTTCGGTGCTGATTGGGATACGTTAAAGCGTTGGGCGTTCGGCATTTTGAAATTAAAGCCCAACGAATTTTGGAATCTTACTCTTTCAGAACTTGTCGAAATGATACGTTATCACAACAAAGAAGAAACGAAGAAGGTCGAAAGAGAAGAATACACGATTGCATGGCAAACCGCCCTTTTAATGAATGCGACGGGTAATTACAAACGTGCAATCACACCTGAAAAACTTCTTGGTTTAGATAAGGAAGGAAACAAGAAGAGTGGTAGCACAACAAAAGTTAATAAAGAAGATAAGAACAGTAAACTTTCAAGTCTGAAAGAGAAGTTCAAAAACTAGCCCCGCGATCGATTCGCAGGGCTTTATTTTTTTATTCAAAAGGAGGAACTGAATTTGTCAGCAAATGCGGGAAGTATTAGTGTAGACGTTGCGATTGACTTATCGGCGTTTAACAGAGGAATGCAAAATTTACAAAGCGGTTTACAACGAACAACTTCAAACTTAAATCAAATGGGTCAGGAAATTCGCGATTCTGTACAACGACCATTAAGTAATATGCAATCGTCTATTTCGGATACAACTAGACGATTCAGCGAAGCGACAAACGAATCACGCCGTTTCACGGATACGGTACGGCAAACAGGACAAGCAAGTCAAGGAATGCAACAAGTCGCGGGTGCGGTTGAAAATGTTCAAAAAGAAATGTTAAAAGCTTCATATTCGGCTGATGGTACGGCACAAAAGATTAACGAACTTGGTACGGATTTACGTAATTTAACGGCTATTAAAATTGATGTTCTTAATCGTGAGTTCGAACAACTTGCGAGAGAATCGGGGCAAGCTGAAAACAGTGTTGAATTATTATCTCGAAAAATGGACATGCAACGTCAAGTAATGGGAACACTGGACGGAACAATCAAGGCACATGAAAAAGCCTTAGACCGTTTAAAAGCTGAATACGGTGAAAACTCACGAGAAGTAATGCAACACAAACAAAAGTTACTTGATTTAAAACAAACGTATTCGCAATTAGATGGTCAGATTCGCGAAACACAAAATCAAGTAAATAAAGGTTTTAATTTTAGCGGGATTACGAACGGATTACGAAGTGTAACCGAAGGTGTTGGTGAAGCAACTGGTTCGTTCGGTGGACTTGGTGCGGTAATTTCTAAAAGTCCGCTTATGATCGCGGGCGGTGTTATTGCGGGTGTCGGCGTTGCGGTTGGAAAAATGGCGATTGAAAACAGTAATGCACAAGCTAAGATTCAAGCAAGTTTAGGCGGTACTCGTTCGGAAGCTAAAAATTTAACTGACCAAGCAAGGGACGTTTGGCGTCAAGGTTTTGGTGAAAACATGGCACAAGTTTCAGGCGACCTTGTAACGGTTAAACACAATATGAGAGAAATTCCCGTCGAAAAGCTTGGTGAAATGACCAAGAACGGACAGATTCTTGCGGAGACTTTCGGGGCTGAAGTCAATGAATCCACCCGTGCCGCCAATTCGTTAATGAAAGAATTCGGATTAACTGGAACGGAAGCCTTCGATTTGTTAACGGTTGGATATCAGCAAGGACTTGACTATTCAGACGACTTCCTTGATACGATTCGTGAATATTCGCCGTTATTCCAAAATGCGGGGTTCTCGGCTGATGAAATGATGAACGTGCTTATTTCAGGGGCACAAGAAGGTGCTTTCAATCTTGATTACGTTGCCGACGCCGTTAAGGAATTTAACGTTCGAGTTAAAGACGGTTCACCAGGCGTTAAAGAAGCTTTCGATAGTATCGGCGGAAGTGTTAAAAACATTTGGACTGAATACAAAAAAGGGAACGCCACTTCTAAGGAAGTAATGACCGCCGTTATTCAACACTTGAAAGGTATGGACAACCAAGTCGAAGCCAATCAGCTTGGCGTAGCACTATTTGGAACAAAATGGGAAGACCTCGAACGTGACGTAATGCTTGCTTTAGACCCTACTGTCAACAAGCTTGGTGAAGTAAAAGGTGCTACCGAAAAAGCGGGCGAAGCGGTTCATAATTCGTTAGGTGCAAAGTTCAAAGAATTGGGTCGTGAGACTTCGACTTTCTTCGAACCATTGACGGAAGCATTCGGAAAACTAGCGGAACATACTACTACCTTAGTAAAAAACCATAACGAAGCAATGAATCAAATGAAAGAGAATACAAAACCAGTTGTTGAAATGTTTGATAAAAATTTACCTGAAGGTGTCATCAAATCGGCGGAAGGATTTACAAAGTTAAATTCTGAAGGTCAAACAAAACTTCAAGAATTGTATTCAAGTAGTTCGGCGATCACGCAAGCACAACGCGACGATTTAGCTTCAAAATTTGACGGAATGAAAAACGATGCTATTGCAAAGTTACAAGAACGTCAAAGTACAGAAACAACAATAGAACAAGACTTCTTAAAGACAAAATGGGATATGTCACAAGAAGAAAAGAACCAACGTTTACAGGCGTTATCTGAAAAGCATAAAGCCGAAATTGAAGCATTAAACAGTAAAAATTCACAAGCAAAAAATCTTCTTGACCTTTCTATGAAAGACGAAAACGGAATGTCTTCGGCACATTATAGCCAATTGAAAACCCTTATGGACGAATACTATTCTTCTTCGTTAAGCAATATGAATGCGTCGGAGGGTCAAAAACTTTCACTTAAAGAACAATACAACGCCTTTATGCATAACAAGGAAGTTGACGGGGCAAGTAAACTTATTAAAGTTGCGGAAGATACTAAGACCAAGAATATTGCGATTGCAAAGGAAATGTATAACAGAAAGCTTGCGGAAATCGAACGTGGTTTCCGCGAAGGTACGATTGTTTCTGAAAAAGAGAAGAACGAAAAAATCCGTATCGCAACGGAAGAATACAATGGCATTGTGAAAAGTGAAGAATCAAAAGTCGAGAAGGTTAAAGGTCTTAACAAAGACATGGCGACTTCTACGAAAGCGACGGTTGAGGACTTGAAAAATGGTACAACTTCAAACTTCCGCACAATGTCAAATGAAGTTCCGCCGTTAGTTGCGTCTATGAAAACTAATACTTTAAATAGTTTCCTTGCGTTGGCTGAAGAATCAAAAAAACATGCGGAGAATGCTAACACAAACACGGTCGGCGAATTCAATTCCATGAGTCGTACACTAGGCGGAATGACGATTGAATCACCAAAAATTAATCCACCGCAAATTCCACAAGTTAACGCGTCGTCATTCATGCAAGACGTCGGCGGACAGCAAGTTTCCTTACCACGTTATAGCGTAAGTTGGTTTAGACCCGCCTTCGCGACTGGTGGTATCGTGACCGGACCAACCGAAGCACTTATCGGTGAAGCCGGCGACGAAGCCGTTGTTCCTTTATCCAATAAGTCAAAAATGAAACCATTCGCTTCAGCCGTAGCGGATATGATGGCGGATAAAAAAAGGTCAGATTCTACTGGTAAAACAGGCGGTCAGACGGTTATTAAGATAGAAAGCTTAGTGGTACGAGAAGAAGCCGATATCAAGAAGATTGCTGATGAACTTGAACGAAGACGACGTTTCGCGGAACGTGCGGGCGGTAGCTTCGTTTATGCGTAAAACTAAGGGGGCGAAAGCCCTCTTTTTTATTTATATAAGGAGGAACACACATGATTAAATTTGCAGGAAAACGAATTCCCGATTTTGTCAAGGTTAATAAAATTGGATTCTCAATTCTTCCTTCAATAGAAACTAAGACTTTAAAAGTACAAGGTCGGGCGGGCGTTCTTGATTACGGGACAGAATTCGGAGAAAGAAAGATTAACGCTGATATTACGTTAATTGTACCGAAAGCGAACGAAGTCTTGAAATATTCTACTATTCTTGCGGAATGGCTTTTCCATACTGAATTACAAGAATTGATTCTCGACGATGAACCCGACAAGAAATACATGGCACGAGTCGAAGGCGAAACGCCGATTGACGAAATGCTACGAACAGGAACAGGCACGTTAACATTTACTTGTCCGTCACCGTTTAAAGAAGCGTTAACGCCGAAAGTATTTGAAGTCGAAGGTATTTCGGATATCGACCCCGCAGTTAACGGCATTACAATCGAAGGTTCAGCGGACACTTACCCGATAATCGAACTTAAAGCAAAAGAAGATATGCCCGCTATTGTATTAAAGAATGGCGACGATAAGTTCTTCCAAGTTGGCGAAGATATTTCCGACGTTATAGAAGCGATGCCCGACCGAGAAATTTTGATTGACGACGATGCTTCGACATTAAACGGTTGGACGTCGCCAATTAAGACCGACGGCGTTATTTCGGGGGAAATCGTATCCGACGGACGACAATTTTTAGTTAAAGACGGGAACTTCGGTTCAGCACCGCTTTATTGGGGTGGTGCGGGAAAACTTAAATCCCTTCCAAGACCCGTGCAAGATTTCACTTGGAAAATCAATATCGGTTTTATGACACAACAGATCGCCGAACGAGGAAAGATTGAATTTCAAATGTTCGACAAAGACAATAAGGAACTAGTGAAATTCGGTTTTTATGAAACAAGTACCATTACGAACAACCCATATGTTATGTGTGAAATGGGCGGAGGACTTCAAAAAGTCGTTAACTTCACACCACAAATGCATGGTTTGTGGAATCACTTCGTCGGATACTTGCAAATTACACGAAGAGGTAGTGTTTGGGCGTTATACATAACGGTTGTTGACCCTGTTAACGGATTCGAACATTCAGGTCAATATTTCGAATGGGTGGATTCGGATATGATTTTCGGTGCACCAGTAGCGAAGATTCAATTCTATTTAGGGACATTTGACCCCGATTCAAAATTACCACCAAGCCGATATATGTTCGTTCGTCCGATGATATTCGAGGACTTAAAACCATTACCGCCCGAAAAAGTGCCGATTACATTACGCAAGGGCGACAAAGTATTAATCGATTGTAAAACCGCAACTATACGAAAGAACGGAAAGGTCGCGTATGAGATTCTACATCCTCTAAGTGACTTTTTTGCGTTACACAAGGGGGTGAACGTCCTTAGTCTAGCCCCCGCAAACGTAGACATGAAAATAACTTATACTGAAAGGTGGCTATAAACATGGGAATTAATTCCGTGTTATACATTTTAGATAAAAACCAAAAAGTAACGGGGATTGCGTCAAATCACAATCCTAATTCGTTACCCTATTTTGAAGATAAATTAGTTGAATCAATTGAAACGGGCGTCGTAACGTATGAATTCGGCGTTCCCGCAAAACACCCTGAATCAGAAAAATTAATTGCAAACAATCATGTTGTCGTCCGAGACTTGGACGGCAATTTTTTATTATTAACAATTAAAGAAGTCGAAGAATCACACGAAGACGGCTTATTAATCAAACGTGTATTTTGTGAGAATACGGCGGTTGGTGAAATGCTTGGTCAAATCGTCGAACCGCAAACACTTCCAAGTGCTACTTTAGCGAACGCGATCAAAACGATTTTTAAAGGTGTTGACGAATGGTCGGTTCTTGAAATTCCTTATACTAAGGGTCAAGACGTTACTATCGGCGAACACACGAATCTATTAGAAGTTCTTAATATGTTAGCGAAACAATTCGAAATGGAATTGTACTTCACGGTTGAATTGTCCAGTGTTCACATTAAGAAGAAAATCGTTCGATTCGTTAAGAAGCGTGGACAAAAAACAAATATGCGTTTCGAATACGGTTTAAACCTGACTGACGTGCGAAGACGCGAGGATTCGACAGGAATCGTTACGGCGTTATATGGCGTAGGCAAAGGCGACCGAGACAATTCAGTATCATTAAAAAATTACCCACATTACGACGACAAAGACTTTTACCATTTAGCAATGACTGAATGGATTGGAAGCCGTGACGCGGTAAAACGTTGGGGTCGTAATGGTAAGCATATTTTCGGAATTTACAAAAGTGATACGGCGGATACGAAAGAACAACTTTTCAAAGAAACGTTAGAAGAATTAAAACGTCGTAATAAACCTGTTTTAACTTATGAAGCAAGTATTGTTACGTTGGAACGCATTACTGGTTACGAAGGACAGAAAGTTCGAATCGGCGATCAAGTTCTTGTAATCGACAAAACGTTCAAGCCCGCTATTCTTTTAGAAGCGAGAGTTGTCGAATTACAACGAAGCTTTACGAATCCATTAGACGACGCGGTAAAACTTGGTGAATATCGTCCGATTAAGCCGTCCCTTTCTAAGTTAGTTGGAAAATTAGATTCTTCTATGAGTAACACGGTTAAATATCCTGACCTTCCTAAGATTCAACAAGACTTTACTGACGAAGTTATTAAACCAATCAAAAACGTTGTCGATGAATTGGAAGAAGAAGTTGAAGAAGCGGTTCAAGCGGTTGTAAATATCGACGGCTTAATGAAAGAGGTTCAAGACAAAGTCAAAGCGGTTGAAGAAGATGTAAAAGAACGTGAAGTCAAGATCTACCGCCAACCAACACCGCCGACGAATGTTCCAGTTGATACTTTATGGATTAACACGGATAAAAACATTATGTACCGTTGGGACGGGAAAACATGGATTGAACTTGCCCCTGAATTAGACGGCGTCGCTTTAAAAGAAGAAGTTGACAAAGCTATTTCAGATATGGACGAAAAAATCCTTTCTGAAGCTTCGGAACTTGAAGCGAAAATCAAAGCTGAATCTGAAAAGGCTGATGCGTCAATTAAAGCCGTGGACGGAAAAGTCGCTACAATGCAAACCGACCTATCTTCAAAAGTCGATGCAACTTGGGTTAATGGTCAATTAGTTTCGAAAGCAAACGTCGGGGATTCATACACGAAGAAGGAATCGGACAACGCCTTAAACGGTAAAGTTTCGACTACTACTTACACGACTGATAAAAACGGAATCATTAACCGCTTAGATAGTACGGAAACGCGTGTAACACAAGCCGAAGATAAAATCAAGTTAACGGCTACAAAAGATGAATTGAAACAATCTTCGGACGGGCTGACTAGCAAGATTAACAAAATTAACACGGATTTAACGGTTCAAGCGGGTTTAATCGAAGGTAAGGTTTCGAACTCAACTTACACGACTGATAAAACGGCGAATGAAACACGCTTCAAGAACGCGGAATCACGTATTGCCCAAACCGAAAAGGACATTACGGCGAAAGTTAACGCGACGGACGTTTATAAGAAGAGCGAAATCGACCCTAAATTAAATGCGAAGGTAGACACAACGACTTATAACAATAAGATCGCTTCTATCGAAGCAACAAATAAGTCGATTACTCAACGTGTTGAAGAAGTCAATCAATCGGTTAAAAACGTTTCTATCGGTGGGCGTAACTTAGTTTTAAAAACGAAAACACCCGCGGTTATTGTTGGCACTAACGTAAGCAACCAAACATTAACGCCGTATCTTTTCGCGAAAGATTCTAGTGTAATTAGTGGTAAAGAGTTCACTGTTTCATTTGATTGGGAAATTGTTCATGATACGCCTTCGGGAACTATGTACATTCAAGGTAATAATCCATATCCTTTAATTGCTTCGAAAATCACGTTTTCGGCGACAAACAAAAAAGGGCACTATGAAGGCACATTATCAATGCCCGCAAACATAACGTTATTTACGGGTGTTAACTTCCGTTGTGACAATATGGTTGGGACTCTTACGGTTACTAATTTCAAATTGGAAACAGGAAACAAAGCGACGGATTATTCGGTTGCACCCGAAGACGTAGACGCACAAATCGACACAAAAGTCAATACCGAGGAATACAACAAGCAAGTTGCTGAAATCAAGGTAACGACGGATAAGATTACCCAAACCGTTTCAGATGTTAACAAGACAGTAACTTCGCAAGGTACGCGATTGTCGACGGCTGAATCAAAAATTACACAATCCGAAAAAGAAATTGGGTTAAAGGTGAATGCTACCGACGTGTACAAGAAAGCCGAAGTCGACGGTAAAGTAAACGCGAAAGTCGATACTACTACATACAATACAAAAGTTGCTGAAATTAAAGCGACGACAGACGCGATCACACTAAATGTTTCTAACGTTGACAAGAAAGTAACAGAACAAGGAACACGTTTAACGACGGCTGAATCGAAAATCACACAAACGCAAAAGGATATTACGGCGAAAGTTAATGCGTCTGACGTTTACAAAAAGACGGAAATTGACCCTAAACTTAACGCGAAAGTTGATACTACTACATATAACAATAAAATCGCTGAAATTAAAGCTACTACTGATTCTATTACCCAAACGGTTTCTTCAGTAGACAAGAAAGTAACAGGGCTTTCCGTAAGCGGTCGTAACATGATGACTGGTACAGATTTCACTAATACTTCAGGTTGGGACAAATGGGGAAGTATTGGAAAACTAACTTCTTACAATATTGCGGTGTCGGGGAAGACGCCTTGTCTATCGTCTGAAACAAGGGATGCTTCTAATAATCAACTAGTTGTCCCACTTGGAACAGCTATCGGTATGCAAAGTAATGGTCGTAAGTTTGCGGTTAAGAAAGGTCAGGAATACACGGTTTCTTTTAAAGTAGCTACAAGTGAATTAGGCGATACCTTAGATTACACGTATGTTATGTATACTACGGCAGGTGGAAATAAACAACAACCTACTATTCGGGTGAAAGATTTCCCGGTAGAGAATCCTATTTATGCGGGTGCCACTGTCTTTTATTACCACGTATCGTTCACATTTACGGCTGATAGAGACGACGACAACGTTTATCTTTTAATTGGTGGTAAGACAGTACGTGCAATGACGGGGACTAATGGTTACGCATGGATTCGTGTTCGTGAAGTAATGGTGGAAAAAGGTAACGTTAAATCTGAATGGAAAAAAGCCCCTGAAGATGTTCAGGGGGATATTGATTCTAAAGTTTCCACAACGACATATAACAGTAAAATCGCTGAAATCAAGTCAACAACGGACGCTATCACTCAACGTGTTTCGAAAACCGAAACTTCGACGTCAAGTCTTGGTTCTCGTTTAACTACGGCTGAAGGTAAAATCACAACACAAGCGGGTCAGATTTCTTCGAAAGTAGAATCAACTACTTACAATACCGACATGAACGGTTTAAAATCTCGTGTATCTTCAGCGGAAACGTTTATCAGCCAAAATAAAAACAACATTCTATTGTTAGCGAAAGCAGACGGTGTCGGTTCGTTACTTAACCAATCACCAACAGGATTTAAGATCGCGGGACGATTATTAGACATTCAAGGTCTTGTTACTTTTGGAACGTTTGATAAAGCAACGCAAGATAAAATCAACGCGATTAACACGTCGGCAACAAACGCACAAAATACCGCTAACACGGCAAACAGTACGGCAAATGCGGTTAAAACAAAAACCGATAATTGGACGACAAATACAACGTACATTGACGGTGGAAAGATTTACACGAATACGATTACGGCAACGCAATTGAACGTGAATAGCATCTTTGCGAATTCGGCGGTTGTTTCCGCAATTAAAGCTTACGAACTTAACGCGGACAAAATCAAGGCGGGTACAATTAGGGGTATCCGCTACGAGAGTATCAATGCTTCAAACAAGACTATCAAACTTGTTCTTGAAGGAAATACGGTTAAATCGTACGGTGCGATGGATACGACGTTGAAGAAACAAAACTACGCCGAAATGAAAGACGGCGGTTTATATGTTTTCGAAATGGCGGAAAGTGGTTCACCATTCGGTGACAAGAAAGCTTATGTTGAACCCGCTAGATTTAACGCACAACAAGGTTCAAGAAGTTCGGCGTTAGAACCGACTGAATTACGTTTTTGGGTTCCAAACATGACGGGTACAGTGACGTTTGATTATACAGGTATCGACGGCGGTGACGGGTACGGACTACTTTTAGCGGGACAAAGCGGTATTCAAGTTCAGAATAAAAACGGAAATCAGTACGCGGCTTTACAATTCAATAGTAGTGCGTCTATTTTCTTCGATGGTTTCGGAAATATCAAAGGCGGGACATATGCGGGTAGTGATGCTACTTGGTCAATTAAAGATGCTGATAATCGTCTTAGATTTCTAACGGGAATTGGTAAAGGGTCAACGCAAACTACTGAATTTTCTTCATATGGCGGTGGCTTCGCATTTTACCACAATAATGAACGTATCCTTGCTATGTGGAAACAAGGCGATGCGAACTACGTTCAACAATTCGGGGGACAAGCCATTTTTAAATGGCAAAAGAGTGCAAACCGTTTCGAATTCCGTAACGCTAATGATACCAACTGGTCAAATGCATCGGCGGGTAGTTTCCAAAACGCTTCTTCATTAGTATGGAAAACCGACATCAAAAACTATGAAGAATCGGGTCTTGACTTAATCATGAACACCGACGTAATGACTTACCGTTATAAATCTGATGTTGAAAATGCAACCGAAAGTGAAGTACCAACGCGTTTAGGCGTCATTTCTGAATATGCACCGAGGGTTATTACAAATGAAGACGGTTCAGCCGTCGACCTTTACGCAATGATTTCGGTTGCTTGGAAGGCTATTCAAGAATTAAATGAAAAAATTAATGAATTAAAAGCGGAAAATGTCTTGTTAAAAGGTCGTTTAGACGGTCTTAATAACTAGGAAAAGTTTTCCGCTTTTCTCTTTTAAGGATATTGAATATTAATTTTCAAAAGGAGGAAATCAGTTTGCAATTAGATGCAAGTGTTGTTATCGCAAGTTTAAAAGAAAAGTTAGCCGATACACTAGTTGATTCAGCAATGAAGGACGCACGTATTCACCAACTAGAAAAAGAACTAGCTGAAAAACAAGAAGTCGCCGAGTAATCGGGGGCTTTTTTATTTTGTCTAGTTTTTGGGGGTGTGGTCATCATGTTAGAACAATTAGCACAAATCGGATTAAAGGAAGGCATATTCGCCTTGCTTTTCGTTTGGCTATTGGTTGATACGAAGCAAGAAAGTAAAGCAAGGGAAGAAAAATTATACAACTTTCTTGATGGAATGAAGGAAGAGTTTGCAAAGCTTGTATACAATTACGAGAGTTTGTCAAACGACGTCGAGGATATCAAGAACGATATCAAACTAAAAAAAGATAAAGGGGAATAAATTTTATGGTTAAAATTTGTATTGATGCGGGACACGGTGCACACGATTCAGGTGCGATTGGAAATGGTTTACGAGAAAAGGACATCGTTTTAAAAGTTGCCTTAAAAGTACAAGAAATGTTAGTTGGTCGTTATAAAAATGTAGAAGCGATCTTAACGCGTTATGACGATACATTCGTAACTTTATCGGGACGTGCGGATTATGCCAACCGTCAAGGTTGCGACGCTTTCGTTTCTATTCACTGTAATAGTGGCGGTGGTTATGGATTCGAAACATTCCGTATGCAAGGCGTAAATGATTCTAGAACAGTAGGATTCCAACAAGCCGTTCATAAACATTTATCCGCGGTATACGCGAATAACGTTTCACCATATCGTGACCGTGGAATGAAACAAAGTAACCTTGCGGTATTACGTGAAACAAATATGATTGCCGTGTTAACAGAAAATCTATTTATGGATAACGTGGAAATCAAACACTTCAATGACGAATCGTTCTTAACGAAAGTTGCTGAAGCACACGTTGAAGGTATCGCGGAATTCTTCCGCTTATCTCGTAAAGAAGCACCGCAACCGCAATCCTACCGCATTATCATGGGTGATTTCAACACTAAAGCTTGGATGGAAGCGACTTTAGCGAAGGTTAAAGAAACGTTCCCTGGTTATGGTGTTTGGGTTCAAGAACTCTAAAAAATAGGTAACCCCTACCGTTACTAATTAAATTTTAATAGGTAACCCCACCCGTTACCTATCTGTTTACGAATAGGTAACGGGTGGGGTGCTACTAAAAGAACTTAATCTTTTCTTTAAAAGAATTTAATACTTTAAAAGAATATTAATTAAGGAGAATCATATTCATGATTGAATTAGGATTTATTACGGCTTTAATCGTTGGAATCAATGAAATGGTGAAAAGATATGAATATGTACCAAAACGCTTTTTACCGTTATCGTCTGTATTACTTGGCGTTTTAGCTATGTTTCTATTACACCAGTACCCTATTTCAAATTGTATTTTTATAGGAATTGCAATCGGATTATCAGCAAATGGATTATTTGATATGTCGAAATTAGTAACAAAACGATAATTAAATAACAAGAACCTTCCCGTTAGACGTCATATTTTGACTTCTAACGGGTTTTTTTGTGATTTCTAGTACATTTGTATTATGTAACTCTAAAAACGCAAATTAGACGGTTTAAATTAATCACAAGTTATATGTCACAAATCTTGTTCACTTGTACGAATAGATGACAAGAAATCAACAAGGAGTGACGCACATGTCAGAAAAGATGTTTTCTATATCTTTCGATACTGAATTAAACCAAGCGACAAACGCGGTTGATAATTCGGTTTATTTACGTGTTTATAGTTCGATGTTTACAAGCGGACTTGTTGCGAATATGGGAATCCATAACTTTGCGACTCTACTTGTAATAGCTTCGTATATGAACGAAAAAGGCGAATGTTATCCGACACAAGTTCAGCTTGCTGAAAGATTAGGAGTTCACCGAAATAGCGTTAATAAATACGTTAACAACTTATTAGAAATCCGAGTAAATGGAAAACCAGTAATCACACGCGAAATCGTTAATCAAGGACGTGGACGTGTTTCGTCTTATTACAAGATACAACCACTTTCACAAATCGCGATCTTTGACAGCGAAGTTGCTGAAATTGAAAAACAAGAAACGACTGAACAGACGGATGCAATCGAACCAGTTGCGGAAATGAAGCCAAAAGACATTTTAGGATTGTATTGCGAAAAGTACCAAGAAGTATATGGTGTTCGCTATAACCCTTCTTATGGTCGTGACTATAAGCAATTGAAGAAACTTCAGGAAACGTATAGCGACGAACAGATTCGCAAGATTATCGACATCGGTGTCGGTGAATACGATAAGCGTTGGAAAACGGCGAAGTTCCCCCGCCCTTCCGTTGGTGCAATTAGTACGTGGGTAGCAAATCACGTTATGGAAATCGCTGACCAATACGAAGAACAGGATAGAAAATTTGAAGAAGCACAAGTGAAGCAAGTCGAAACCGATGCGGAAATGACTAGTAAACTTGACAAATTAGCTTCTTTGTAGTAAGGGGGACGACTACTTGACATTCAAAGATAAATGTGAATTAGCAAGTCGATGTAAAATCGCGGGCGATGAATTACGTTGTAATGAAACTTGTTTCCCTTATGTATTAACGCATGGATTGAATGGTAATCGTGGGTTATGGAATTCAACAAAAGTTCCTAACCGATATCGACAATCATTCCTTCATAACTTACCGATTCAAGGACAGAACCCAACGGCTTATTCATTCATCAAGATTTATATTGAGAAAGTTTTAACGATGGTTGAACAAGGCGTCGGACTTTACTTGTATTCAATGTCTTCCCCAACAAACCGAATGGGTACGGGAACAGGCAAAACGACGGTCGCAACGGCAATTGTAAATGAATTCATTTTAGAACGAATTATTCAACATGCTAAAGGCGAAAACAAAATAACAAATAACCCCGCCCTATTCCTGAAGGCGTCGGAGTTACAGAATACTTACAACGCACAATTTCGCGGTACGGACGAAATGAAAACCGAAGCGTCCAAAAAATACTACGCGTTAAAAGAAATGATGTTGAAAACGGAATTACTGGTAATTGATGATATTGCCTTACGAAATACAACGCAAGCTTATCAAGATGAATTTTACGAAGTTATTGATCGCCGTTACAACAATGAACAATGTACGATTTTTACTTCTAATACACCAGTCGAAGAAATCGGACAGGTTCTTAATTATCAAATTGCGTCACGGGTCGAAGGTATGACCGAACAAGTCCTGTTTAAAGGTGACGATAATCGGAAAGGCGGTATTCTTTAATGTTGTTAGAATCACAATTATTATCTAAGGTTCTCGACGAAAAGAACTTTGCAATAACTCGTAAATTCAATCTTACAGAAAGAGACTTTGAAACAAATCGGGACGTATACCGATTCATTAAGGATTACGTGAAAGAATACGGCGAAACACCTGATTATCGAACGGTAGTCGCTGAATTCGAACACTTTGATTACATGCCAGAAGTACACGACACTTTTGCATACCTTTGTAAGAACCTGAAATCGAAATCAGCCAAACGAATGACGGCGGAAGTCTTTGCGTCAGAATTCAATGAGAACTACAAGGTAATGTCAGGTCAAGCCCTTGCGGATTGGCTAGTTGAAACGGCTTCGAATATTTCAGGAGTTGCAAATGCTTCTTCAAATATGGGAACGAATATCGCCGTAAATGGTGACGAACGAAAACAATGGTACGACGAAAATAAAGACCAGCGATCAAACTCGTTTGTCCCTACCCCTTACGAATCATTAACGAAATGGTTAGGTGGCGGTTTCGAAGTCGGTGACTATATTCTTTTACTAGCGTTCACTAACGTTGGTAAGTCATGGATTTCTTCACACTTCGGTATCACGGCATGGAGAAACAACTTCGGTGTTTTACACTATTCGCCCGAACTATCGAAGAAACAAACGGTTTATCGTATTGAGACATTGGACGGACATTTCAACAACGTTGATTTACGTCGTGGTCAATTAAAGAACGAAGCAAATTATCTTAAATATCTTGACCAGTTCAATGACGAACAAGAAACGCCATACATCGTTAAAACAATGGAAGACCTAAACGACGGATTAAGCGTTGACGTAATAGAAGCGGACTTACAAGCGAACCCAAACATTAAGTTCGTTATCATTGACGGATTTAACTTAATGACTCATTCCCGCGGTGGTAAAGTTGACCGAAACGCAATGACTACCACATCAAGACGATTACGTCAAGTATTCGGTAAATATGGTGTTGTTGGGATTGTAGTTCATCAAACTTCAGCGGGTTCACAAAAAGAGAAATCAGGCGAAGACGACGACGGAAATTATGTTGTAGCACCGCCTGAACTTACGGACTTTTCCGAGACATCGGCGGTAATTCAGGATTCGGCGACGGTTCTAACGTTTGACCAAAAAGACGGAATCGGAAAGTTAGCGGTTAAGAAAGCCCGCGAACCGTCCGTCGGAAATGTATTAGAACTAAATTGTAACTTTAACTTAGGATTCATAAACGAACCTGATATTTGTGCCCAATTTTAAAGGAGAAATGAACATGTATAAACCAATAGCTCCTAAATGGGTAGCCGACATTTTAACAAAACAAAGAGAAGGCAATCCCCTTGCAACCATCGGGCATACAAAAGAATGGGATAAGTGGAAACGGAAATATTCAAGAAAGCTAAAATATGCAAGGTTGAACGGATGGATTGTTGAATCCGATTGATCGCAATTAATAAATTAAATTTGGAGGAAAAGGAAATGACAATTAGAACAGGAAGTTTAAAAGCAACGAAACCTAACGTAGGTAATCAATTTAAGGATTTTCCATATAACGAAAAACTAATAGGAAAGAAAGCTTGCACTAAACATGGGCTATTCGCCTTCCGATTCGGAATCATAGAAAAGAACGATTTTATCACACCGTATGTGATTCGCTTTGAAGACGGTTCGGCAACTGGCTTTACAAAAGAAACAGATATCATTCGAATGAAGAAGCCAAACAAATGAAAATAAGAGGACAAGAAGTCGACGTTGATATTGTAGAAGAACTTGAAGGCTTCGACGTTTGGAATAAACAGAGGGTACGGGATAACAAATTTCATTCCTGTTCCCCTTTCCGTTCCGAACGACGTCCTTCGTTTGCGGTTAATTTAGATAACGGAACTTGGATTGATTCGGGGTCAGATAACGAAGAATGGCGAAAAGGTCATTTCGTTAAATTACTTTCATGGTTACGACAAGAAACGTGGGAAGAAACCGAAACTTACCTACTGGAACGATATGCGAATATCTTTATTGATACAGACGTTTTCGAAATACAATTTGACTTCAATTTGACAAAACCGAAGTTATGTGTATTGGGCATTGAAGACCTTCGCCCTTTCTTGTTCCGGCATAATTATTTAACCAATCGGGGAATATCTGAAAAGGTACAACGTTCCTTTAAGATTGGGTACGATAAAAAGAACGGGTCTATTGTTATTCCGTGGTTTGACGTGAAAGGAAATATGGTTAACTTTAAGTTTCGTGCAATTAAAGATAAATACTTTTGGTATCACGAAGGCGGACAACCAATCAAAACGCATGTGTACGGACTACACTTTATTCATAAGCTTGGAATTAAGAAAGTATACGTTTGTGAATCGGAAACCGATTGTATGTATTTGTGGACAAATGGTTTCCCCGCTATCGCGTTAGGCGGTGCGAATCTATCAGCAAAACAACGACAATTGATTCTAAATTCACCAATTGAAACTTTAGTGATCGCGACGGATAATGATTCAGCGGGTAAACGTATTTCACGAAGTTTAATAAGACAATTCGTGGGACTTATAGACCTACATGAAATCACAATTCCAAAACAATATAAAGACGTGAATGACATTCCAGTAACGATGCTAAAAGATGTTTGCGAATCTCATTCATACGTGGACATAACAAAAGGACTACAAATCGCGTAGTCCTTTTTTGTTAATATTGGGTGGGCACGAGTCGGATACCACATAACCCTGAAAACGGATAATATATCGATAAGTGCCATAATTGTAAAGATAACTAATAGAATACGGAAAATCGTTCTTGCCCAAATATAATCCCTAAAAGCGATGGTTTTCTTTTTAAATAAAATTCTCCAAAACAAATAAGTACATGCTGATTCCAGTATTTCAAGCGGGGATTTCGGTTCAGCCGTGTAATATTCGTTTTTTCCATTCTTTGATGGAACGCGTAATAAAGAAACTTTTTCAAGAGATTCTTTATTACGCACTTTAAAAGACAACCAAGCACATAAAATACATGTAAGAATAAATGTCGCGATTACGAACGGAATAATCATTGTAATGTGCTTTATTACTATCGTTGTTTCATAAGAAAAATAATCGTCCACCCAATACCACATTTTTTCCGTAAGAAACACGCGTAAACTTTCTAAATCACACAAATTTAAACCTAGCAAACCAAGTACCTACTTTCTAAGATGCTTTAAGTAAAGCTTGTGTATTTCTGAATATAACTTATTGCGATCTTCGATCGTTAAATTGGGATTATTTTTAATTTCGTATAGTGTATTTAATAACATATCGTTACTTTCTAGTTCTTGAACGATAGACGCGGGAAGTTTGCCGAAACCTTCAAATACTTCTTTTTCGTCTAACGTCAGAATCATTGCTAAACGTTGAAGGATTGCATCCGAAGGGACTTTTCCCTTAGTACCTCTTTCTAGTTCAGAGATATAGTTAATACTAACCCCCGCAAATTCGGCGACCGTTTCTAATGTTAATCCCTTACGTTTTCTTCGTAAACGTAAAATATTTCCAATATTTTTATAGTCTCTTTCAGTCATATGTAATTCCCCTACTTTATAATGTACATAGTATGTGTATTACTGTTAAGGTATCATACTTACAATCTAAAAAGAAATATCTTAATATGGAATCGTTATTGAGAAATAGCGTCAATCATCTGATGTCTGTAATTGGGAATTACCAATAATTCCCCTATTGTCCGTACCAAACTTTGTAACATATAATCTGATTATTACAATAATGTTACGAACGTGTAAGTCGTATGACGACTTCGTATTTTTTATTTACATAATTCATCTTTTAGATTAAAATTAAGGGTAACAAAATTAAAAATAGGACATAAACAAGAACTTCGCACGTTCTCATTTCATGCCCTATTTTTCGCACTTGTTTATAGGATTCGCACCCCTATAAACAATTAAAGTTTCATATTCGCAATTGCTGACGTATCGGTTCGCACCCGACCGTCTAGCTTGTTTTACAATCGCAAACTAAACCATGAACGAACAATACTTACTCGACTTTAAAAATTCGCACATTTTAAAGTGTTTTTGTTATGCCCTATTTTGGAGTTAGCTTACTTGTAATGTATTATATCGGTCTTTTTTCGCCTTGACAAGCGAACAACCGTTCGTAAGAAAGAATAACTTAAATTTACGTATTATTCTGTCTTCGCCCTCGTTCCGTGTTTTTACGCGGTTCGGGGGCTTTTTTGCGTTCTTTTACATAAAAAACAAAAAAAATTTAAAAACATGTCACGAAACTTCGTCGCCCGTACGAATAGACCTCGTAACAAAATAAAAGGAGTGTTCTTATAATGTCAAAAACAACGAAAATCAACGAATTAGCTATGTCCTATCAAAATGAAACGACTGATTTGTTAAGGCAAGCTATCATGTTCGACTTATTAGTTGAATTAAAACCGTGGATTAAAAGTGTTGCAAAGCGTCAAAAAGAAGCAACTTTAAACGGCGACGTAATGGAATTTGAATCTATTATCTATGAAACCATTTGGAAGGCGTTAGACGGACAATTCTATACAACATACGATATTGAAAAAGGAAACTTTGTAGGATTCCTAAATAACATTCTTAAATCACCTTTCGGTAATCATAAGAAGTTTTTAAATCGTGAATGTCGTGTTGCTACAAAAGAAGCCTTTTCATTAAATGCCATTGTTTCCGATGAATCTTGGGACGATGCAAGCGGAATTATTAGTGACGGAAAGCGAAACGTTGGTGATATCGTTTGTTCAGGCATCGACGTATTTAATCTAATAGATGAATTTTCGATAAGTGTTGAGAATGGAGACAAGAAAGCGAAGGCGATCTGTCTCGCAATGTACCCTGAAAAATATGATAACGAAGATATTGCAAAAGCATTAGGTTTCGATACATATAGTGCAACCGCACGAAAGGCGTTACAACGTGCTAAAGATTCATTTAAAAGGTTTGCGTCAAAAAGAAGCTTCTCACTAGTTACAAATTAAACGGGGGTATTCCCTTATTGGTTACTAGTTAGTTACCCTATTCAATTGTTGAACACGATCGCAATATTACGCTATTACGTAAAGTTTGTAAATGTCTTTTATGGAATTATTTATATATTACGTTGTATCATAACGTGAATTACGCCGTGTTAACACTAGTAATCAAAGGATTTACCCCAAAAAATTAGGGGGAAACAAATTAATGACAAACTTATTTACTAAACGTGGCGAAGAAGCACAAGAAAGTGCAAACAAACAGAAAATTGATTTAAAGAAAGCGTATATCCGATTAAAAGAAGACGAATCAGTTCGTGTTCGATTACTAGGTCAATTTGATTATGTTGAATATTTAGCGGTTGGAGATTTCAACTTAGGTATTTACACGCAACCATCATTACGACCACTTGGAGAACGTGACGCATTCGACGAAGTACAAGAAATTGTTCGTCCGTTACCTGACGAACATGAACTTGCGGACTTCAAACGTCTGTATGCGAAACAACGCTATATCTTTGCGTTTGCCGATATTGATAGCGGGGAATTACGATTCTTCGACGCTTCTAAAGGTCAAGCCAAAAAGCTAATTAAACAAATCGAAGAGTACAAAGAAGATTTAGGTGAGATCGCGTTTAACTTTAAACGTACTGGTCAGAAAACAGAAACATCGTATGACCTTAACCCTATTCTTCGATTGAAAGGCGACGACCAAGCTAAGTTCGATAAGTTTGAAGGCGAAGTTGTAGCGGACGAAGTATTCAATTCAGTTCTAGTACCACGTACTTACGAACAACAATTAGAATCACTTGAAAAAGCTGGCTTCCCTGTAAAAGAGTATTTCAATAGCATGGAAGATGATGTAACAGACATCGACGAAACAAAATTGGAATCTGATGAAGACCCAATGAACGACATTGCATAATTAAACACTTGACAAAAGGCGGACTTTATGGTTCGTCTTTTTGTTTTTAAGTCACAAATCCCCTTCTTTCGTACGAATAAACGTTGAAGGAGGATTTTTATATATGCAATTTGATTTTGATTTTACAGAAAAGAAACAAACAAAAGACGTCACTGACAGGGTCAGAGTGGCGGAAGCTAAAAAGAAAGCTTCGATGTACCAACCGACATGGTCGGAAGTTTGGGACACGGGGTATATGACTCATACAGGAAAGTTAAAGGCTGGGATTTTCCAAGCTAAGAATTCGGCAACCGACCGAAAACGTTTATTGGAAGTAAAAGAAGCAATTGAAAACGATGAATTATCAAAAGGCGTCGACGATATGAAGAAGTTCACGAAAGCCCACGCCCTACGACTTCATAAGGAATTAGTGGAAAGGCGACGTGATAGCTTACTTGAAGAAATGATTATTAATACGCCTGATAACTACGAACTAATTGACACGTACGAAGCGTTAGACCGATTAATTCGTGATTTAGAACAAGAACCGATTATCGCAATTGATACCGAGACAACGGGACTTGACTATTTCGAAGACGTAATTGTCGGAATGTCTTTAACGTTGCCATTAATGGATTATCACGTATACATTCCATTCGAACATGATGATTGCGTGAATTTAGATCGGGGGAAAGTTTTTAAGAAAATGAAACATCTTCTTGAATCGGACGCACTAAAGAAAGTCTATTTCAATGCGAAGTTCGATATTCATATGTTCCGACGTCATGGCGTTAAGATGGGCGGTTTTGCTTTCGACGGATTTATTGCAATGAAGTTATTAAACGATAACGAAATGTCTTATGCATTAAAGAACTTGTCCACTAAATACGGTAAATTCTTCGGTTTCGTAGATGATTCAGAAACATACGAAGAGTTATTCGGTAAGAATACGCCATTTAACAAAGTAAAAACCGATGTTGCCTTAGTTTATGCGTCAAAAGATACGCATTTAACTTGGAAGTTCTATCAGTGGATTCAAACACACTTCGCAAGGCTTCCAAAAATCAAGGGGCTATATGAGGATATCGAACGCCCTATCACTGAAGTTTGTGTTGCGATGGAACAAGCGGGCTTCATGATTGATATGGAATTTGCGAAAGAATACGGCGACGAGTTAAACGAACAATTGTCAATTATCGAAAGTCAACTATTCGAATACTTCGGGGACGTTAACTTGAATTCCCCTTCTCAACTTCAAGTTCTATTTTATGACAAGTTGGGTCTTGATGATATATCAGGAAAACGAAGTACAGATAAAAAGACCTTGAAAAAATTGTCGAGAAGTCACCAAGGTATTGCCCTACTTCTTGAATATCGCGACATAAAAAAATTATTGTCAACTTACGTCGAAGCCCTTCCAAACAAGGTAAAGCATGACGGACGATTACACGGACAATTTAACCAAGTTGACACGGCGACGGGACGATTCGCAAGTAAAGAACCGAACCTACAAAACTTGCCACCGCGGGCACGACGCTTAATTATCGCGGGGAAAGGTTCAATTATTCTTGGTGTCGATTACTCACAAATTGAACCGCGAACTTTAGCACATTTAAGCGGTGACGAAGAACTAATTCGTGCTTATGTGGAAGAACGCGATCTGTATATCGAAATGGCGATGAAGGTTTTCAAATTAACTTATGAATATTGTGTCGACGGTGCATATGACCCAACAGGAACATTCCAACCACGTAAAGCCGTTAAGTCGATTTTACTTGGAATCATGTACGGAATGGGTTCAAAAACTCTTTCTGAAAACGTTGGGGTTTCGCAAGAAACGGCTGAAGGCTACATTGACGACTTCTTCGAAGCGTATCCAAAAGTTAAACAATTCATTGACGGAACGCATGATTTCGCGGACGGAAATGAATTTGTAGAAACAATGTACGGACGTAAACGACGCTTCCCTAAACATAAGGAAATCGCAAAACGTTACCGTGCCGTACTTAAAAAGGTCGTACGAATCTTAGGGCGTGAACCTAAATTCATTTGGAACGAAGACTTACCGTACAAGTTGAAAAAAGAGTTTTGGGACGTATCAGGTCAATATTCAATTGTTGCTAGACAAACAGTAAATACACGAATTCAAGGTTCGGCGGCGGATATTCTGAAGAAGGCAATGATTAAGGTTCATGAGTATTGTGAACGACGCACGGCGGAGACTGGACGAACATATCGAATCCTTGCAACCGTACATGATGAACTATTAATCGAAGTCCCTGAAAATATCACACGCGAAGAAATTCATATCATAGAAGATTTAATGAAACAAATCGTTACCCTTCGAACACCTATGAAAGTAGACGCCGAATGTATTCAGCGTTGGGGCGAAGGAATGGACGTGGATTCATGGTTCACTTTCCGTGAAACTGGTCACGTTGAACGAGAAATGAAGGGAAAAACAGAAACTTACAACGGAAGTACGTTCACATGGGAGGTACTAAATGTCTAAAAAATTACTAGTCAGTCGTGGCGGTGCGTCGGAATTACGCAATACCGTCACTGAAAAAATGGGACGGGGCGTCGAATTGACCCGTTCCCTAAAAAATCATTTTAATAAACTACACTCATTAAACTATTGGGATGATAAAGGTATTGAAACCTTGTTATTACAACAAAAACAATATGAGATTTCACTACTTGGGAAACGTCCTGAATACCCTAGCGGAATCCCACGCTTTTCACCTTCGGGTTCAGATAAATGTTCTCGCGAACTATTCTTTAAGATTCTAAGAATGGAACAAGATGAACAACAAATGCACCCGTTTCAGCGTCGTTGGGTACTAAATTCAACTGGTGTCCACGAAGCAAGACAACGCGATCTATTATACGCGGAAAAGAAATTAAAGAATCCCGAATGGCATGTTGAACGAATGGATTGCGAAGATAATCCCCTTCGTCACGGCTTGCCCGCATGGGAAAAGAACGTTCAAACCCACAAGGTTATTGAACATAAAGGCGTCAAATTCGTTGTATTCGGTATGATGGACGGAATCTTACGATACAAGGACGGGTCACGAATTGGATTCGAATTCAAGACGAAGTCAAACAGTGTCGCACAAGTAAACGAACGTCAATTAAAAGAAGCTGGCAAGTCACATAAATTGCAATGTGTCGCCTATTCTATTTTGTTTGGTATAGACGAATTCATTATCACATATGAAGCCGTAGCAAAAGACAAGTGGAGTACGGGAGAACATGGACGCGAAGACATGCGATTCTTCTATGTAAAAGTAACAGAAAAGCAACGCCAAGATTTACTTGATAAATGGGCGGAAGTTGCTACGAATTCTAATGATGGTGAAATGCCTTTCGGTGATAACAGGAAGTGCTTGTTCTGTACGTTTAAAGGAACTTGTAGCCAATTTACAGGGGGTATCATGGCATGACCCACCACTACAAAGAAGTAATCCTTGCGATGGACTTGTCCATGTCTTGCCCCGCCTTTGTGGTCGTCGCTTGGAATGGGCGTGAATTAAGCGTTCTTCACCAGTCCCACATAAAAACAAACGCTGAAAAGTCACATGGTTATCGTTTATTCGAAATATATAACCATTTGGGGGGAATCCTTGCGGAATGGCAAGAACACCTTACGGCGGTTGTATCCGAAAAAGGTTTCAGTCGATTCGCTAATGTGACACAAATCTTGTTTATGGTTCATGGTGTGGCGAAACTTGCGATTCATACCGCGGACAAAGATGTTGTCGAAATGTCCCCTACTACTGTAAAGAAACACGTTACGGGAAATGGTAAAGCAAGCAAGGACGCCGTTGCGGACGCGGTACGAGGTTATTTCCGTGAAAAGCTAGTGTTTGCAACGGATGACGAATCAGACGCTATTGCGGTAGCACTTGCATATCTAATTAAAAAAGGAGTTCTAAAACCATGAAAAAGAAAACGGAATTATTTGGGAAGCATGTCGAAGTCAATGGTGGAGTCTTCGCGGGTCATAAGGGATTAGTCCTTGATGGATATAATAGTGGTGTCGAAATGTTGTACATCGTAGAAATCGACGCATTAGACTTGCAAACTATTATTCAAGAAAAACATGTATCTCCTATTGATAGACCTACTAATATTCCTTTTGTAAATTAATATTCAAAAAACTCCCTGATTACATGGGGGTTTCTTTTTATATATAAATATGTACAAAGTAATCTAAAGTTATATAAAGTAATACGGAAAATAAAAATCTATTAAAAAACTTGCGAAAAAGGATATATAAAGTTATACATTGTATGGTAAAGTATAAACAAGGTTAACAAAATAACGAATTACAAACACTTAGGAGGAAATGAAAAATGACAGATACATTAGAAGTAGTAAACGAATATAATAAAGTGATTGCGTGGGAATCAGCGAATAGTTTCGTAAAAGTTTGTTCCGAAGGAAAAACAAAGACTTACGCAAACACAATGACAAAAGCACCGGTTAAGAAGTTTCAAGGTGGAATGTTTGAAGTAGAAACACAAGATACCGACGTAGTTTACGAATTTGGAATTGACCGTTTTAATGTAGGTAAAACGAAAGGTTACGATTCGTCTACATCATCTAATGAACAAAGATACAAAACAACACAATTCTATCGTGAATCAATTATTGCAATCTCACAATTTGCGAAGAAGGGCGACGTTATTCACGCGGTTACGGCACTTCCATCTATACATAATAAAGAAGATATTATTCAAGAGTTATCAAATAGATTCATAGGTGAACATGAAATTACAATAGATAAAGGTAACAAAAAGAAAGAAAAACGTAAGTTCCGCATTTCAAAGCTAACGGTTATTTTACAACCTGAAGGAACATTCTATTTCTTCATAGCGGACGAAAACGGAAACGTAAGACAACAATTCTTAGAACGTGTACAGAATTCTAAAACGTTAGTATTCGATATTGGTTGGGGAACTTCAGATACGGCGGTATTCGAAGGATTAGATATGTTAGGATTCGATGAAATCAAAGGCGTATCAATGAAGAAGATTTTTGAAGAGATTAAACAGTACATTATTAATGAACACGAGTTAACGGCAAATGTCGACCTATTAGAAATGGAACGACAACTACGTGAAACAGGCGGGCGTTCTGTAACGATTGCTAATGTTACTTATGATGTGAAAGACATCGTCGAAAGTGTTTACAAGAAGTATGGTGAAATGTTTGTCACTAAATTAACAGCAATGTATGACCTAAATGATTATTACACAATCTTATTAACAGGTGGCGGATTCCAATTGTTAGAAAACTATATCAAACCACACCTTTCTAAAAATGGGGATTGGTTCGAAAACGTTTATCCATTAACAAACGGACAAGTAAGCAACGTTAAGGGTTATTACATTTATGGTAAATACATCGCGGGTTAAGGAGTGTGACCAATGGCAAAAATCAAGAACTATCAATCATTAATCGTAAAGCTATATGATGAAGTGGACGACGATATTCGTTCCTTCTTAGACGAAAAAGACGCAAACACTTTTATTACAAAAGAAGCTTTACGTATGTATATAAAGAACTATCGACTTATGGAACAAATGGCGATCAACGGGGGAGTAGTACAACAAACGTCGGTTAAACCGCCCGTACCATCGCCCGCACCTGAACCAACGAATCAAACGCCTATTTCACAAATTGGCGACATATTTAAGAAGCGTGGTAATACGGACGGAATCGTCAATAAATAAACTTTATATAGATTTATCACAAAGACAATCCTTTAATCGGGGTTGTCTTTTTTGCGTTTACCTGTCACAAAAATAGATTTCTTGTACGAATAGACCCCGAAAGAAGAAGGGGGGCTAGTATTTGGAAAACGTGGAACTAACTTTGATTGTTGGCGGAATGTTTTCGGGTAAATCTTCAGAATTACAACGACAAGGAAAACGCCATATGTTAAGAGGTCACAAGGTTTTATTCTTAAAACCAAACATTGACACACGCTATAGCGAAGACGAAATCGTCACACACGATGGACGAAAAGTCAAAGCTGAAAATGTTCAATGTAACGACCTGTTTTATGAATCTATCGGTGACGATGTCGACGTTGTATTAATTGACGAAATTCAATTCTTTGGGGCTTCAATATTAACCAACGTAAACAAATTGTTACGTAAAGGAATCCGCGTTTATTGTGCGGGATTGGACTTAGACTTTAAAGGTCGTCCATTCGGTACAACGCCGTATTTAATGGCACAAGCGGATAACATTATCAAACTACATGCCGTTTGTGACAAATGCGGGGGCGACGCTTGGAAGACGTCGAGAAAGACAGATAATACGGAACTTGTCTCATTAGGTGAGAAAGAAAGTTATTATCCAATTTGTCGCAAATGCTACTACAAATCATTGGAGGAAGCAAAATGCGAGAACTAGTTTTAAATCTCTTAGAAGCTATGGAAACGAAACGAGACTATGCAATTGAACGTGTCGGTTCGGGAACATTTCAACATGATGAATTACATCAAGAAATCGGGCGTTTAAATGCGACGCATGAATTCGTTGGTGAACTAAAAAAACTACTGGAAGAATCAAGTCTTGTTCACTAAGATATTCCGAAGGTAAGTAAAAGGAAGTGGGGCGTTGGCTATTATTGTAGTTAGCGGAATGATTGGTATAGGAAAAACGAGTGTAACGGAATTAATCGCAAAGGAGTTAGGAACTAAACCTTTCTTTGAAAGTGTAGACGATAATCCGATATTGCCGTTATTCTACACATCGACGGAAGAAGAGATTAAAGCGAAGCGATATCCGTTCTTACTTCAATTACATTTCTTACGAACTAGGTTTGAAGCTATTAAGAAAGCTTATAAAGGGGATAATAACATCCTTGACCGTTCCATCTATGAAGATTGGTATTTTGCACATATCTTGCATACGAAAAAAGGAACAATAAGCGATCTTGAAATGTCTGTTTACGAAAACTTACTTGAAGCAATGATGGAAGAAATCGACGGGCTACCTTATAAGAAAGCACCGGACTTAAATATCTATCTGAAAGCAAGCTTCGAAACGGTTATGAATCGAATCGGATTACGTGGTCGTGAATTCGAACAGGATGAAAGCCTTGTCGAGTATTACCGCACGTTATGGGAAGGTTACGACGATTGGTTAAACAATCATTATAAGGCTAGTGACGTTCTAATCGTTAATATGGACGAAATGGACATTGTAAATAATCCTGAAGACGCGAAAAAACTTGTAGAACAAGTGAAAGAGAAACTAAAAGAGGTAGGCAAACTTTAATGTCCTTTACCTATGTTTCCTTATTTTCAGGAATCGGCGGTTTCGAACAAGGATTGAACCGAATCGGTGGTCGATGTCTATTGTCTTCAGAAATGGACAAGTACGCCAATTTAGGGTACAAAACTTTATACGGTCGTGAAACGATTGGGGATATCACTTTGATAAACGCCGAAGATGTTCCAGAACATGACCTATTAGTCGCGGGCTTTCCGTGTCAAGCTTTTTCGATAGCGGGACTTCGAAGGGGCTATGAAGACGCTAGGGGGACACTATTTTTTGAAGTTGCTAGAATCGCAAACATAAAGAAATCGAAGGTAATTCTCCTTGAAAACGTGAAAGGCTTAATGTCACACGATAAAGGAAGAACACTAGACGTCATGATTCAGACGTTGAATTCGTTAGGATATACGATTGACTTCAATGTATTAAATAGCCGTTATTTCGGCGTTCCTCATAATAGGGAAAGAATATTTATCGTAGCTATCCTAAACGGTAAAACAGAACCGTGGAAGATAGAAGGTAATAATGCCGTTGCTAAAGGAAAGCGTCGTATCGTTTCTTATTTAGGGGTTAAAACATTCAACTTTAACTTCCCTGAACAAACAGAAATAACAACGAAGTTATTAGATGTGTTAGAAGATGAAAACGACATCGACGAAAAATATTACATCGGCGGAGAAAGAACGGATTCATTAGTTTCTCGAATAGAAGACGATTCAGATAAAGTTATGATCGCCGTACGAGAAGCAACGAAAAAAGGTTTTGCAATAGCCTCGATTGGGGATTCGGTAAACATTAAGTTTCCGAATAGTACCACACGTCGCGGGCGTGTTGGGAAAGGGATTGCCCAAACATTAGAAGTAACAATGCATCAAGCAACGTTAACGTCGTCAGGACGACTAAGAAAGATTACGCCAAGAGAAGCGTTCAGACTTCAGGGGTTTTCTGATTCTGATTTTAATAAGTTAGTTGAAGCTGGTATCAGTGACAACCAATTAATTAAAATGGCGGGTAACGCGGTAACGACGAATGTTATCGAACACTTAGGTAAAAAGATATTGGAACATTTAAAACAATCAGAAGCTACGAACGTAGCATAATAGGAGGAATTTATTTAATGGACGCTTTAGCTTTATTCAACTTACTACAATTTATCGGTGGCGTAATTTTATCAGTAGGATATATTCCGCAAATTATTAAAATCATCAAAACGAAATCGGTTCGTGATTTCAGTTTAATCTATCTAACTGGTATCTTCACGGGAATTCTATTCATGGAAGCTTACGCCGTTTATATGTACTTTGTAATGCACACGGCGGGTGCGTTTATGATTACGAACACAATCGCAATGATTCTATCAGGAACAGAGCTAGCACTTGTTTTATATCACTGGAACAAACAAAAGAACTAATTGATTTAAAAGGCGTGGGAGAAAATCCTACGTCTTTTTTTGTGTTTTTTAAAACTAAGGGTCACGAAAATAACGGGGGCGTACTAATAGATTGTGAGAAAAGAACAAGGAGGAACACACAATGTTCACTGTACTAGATTTTGAAACTACTGGTCTTGATTACAACGAAGAACAAGTAATTGAGATTGCATGTAAACGTCTAAATGACAAGTTAGAAGTTGCAGATGAATTTCACACAATGGTTCGATTAAGCGACGGTAAAACGTTACGTCCATTCATTACTGAATTAACAGGAATTAAAGAATCGGATTTAAAACACGGAATGCCTGAAGTTGAAGCGATGGAACTACTAAAACGATTCATTGGTGATTCAATCGTCGTGGCACAATTTGCGTCATTTGACCTTTCATTCTTATCTAAAGTATTAAAACCAAAACAATATATTTGTACGCGATCACTTTCAAGATTAATCAATCCAAACGAAAAAGCGGGACTAGCCGACTTAGTAAATCGTTATGGTGTAGTTCTTGAAGGACATCATCGGGCGATGAACGATGTTAACGCAACAATCGAAGTATTCAAGATTATGAAGGCTGAAGCCGACGGGTTAGATATCGACTATATGAACGTTATTGTTGATTCACCTGAACGTCCATTACGGTATTTACCACTTTACGCAAATGTGGTTTTTAAATGGACTACGTAACGTTAATAAGCCGAAGAAGACGACAAATATTAGTTCATTCGTTCTTATATTATCAAATGAACGAAAACCTTATTTCAGACCATACGTATGACGCTTGGTCGAAAGAATTGGCGGACTTACAAGCGAAGTATCCGCAAGAAGCGAAGAAAGCCGTTTACGCGAAAGAGTTCGAAGAATTCGATGGGTCAAGTGGATTCGATTTACCGTTCCATTATCCTGAAGTCGCGGTTATGACTGAACGGGTGCTACTATCCGTTAAAGCTTTAAGAACGGGGAGGATATCGCCTTGTTAATACTGTCAACGTTATTACTAACCATAATTCTTGTTGTTATGTTAATGGAAATAGATGAATTCGAAAAAGATGAAATCTATATCGGATTAATCCTTATAGGGATTCCGTGGTCTTACTTAGTGGGGCAATGTATTCAATCAATTATGTAAATCAAATATAAAAAACTATAAAACTATTCGGAGGAAAACCAATTATAAAAAAAGTAATCGAATTTAACCAATCAGAAAAGAAAGTATATGACATCTTAAAAGAAATTAAAAATAGCCCGTGGAATCGTAGCGGTAACTTACGTACATTGTTGCGTGTAGGTGCGACAGATAATATTACCGATGAACAAGCAAGAGAATTATGTAAATATGCGGATAAAGGACAAGAACAATACCGTAATCTATTTGAAGAATTAGAAACAGATGTTGACCTTAAACTTAAAGAAGAATCAAAAGAAATTACGTTTGCTGAAGCAATGGAACGCATGAATGACAAATTAGAAACGGTACGTGCTGAACACATGGGCGATACAACAACAATCAGTAAATACGAATCTGTTTCGGACATGATGGACGAATTAGGAATCCGTGACTTTGACGATTTAAGCGAAGTTAAATTCTTCACGGTGGTTAAATAATGGCCACAATGAAAATGGCAATCTTAAAAGCTACTGGAAAGCCAATTAGGGGGAAACGTGGACAATACGCCGAGGATAAAACCTTCGGCGGTTCATTTCACCATACAGGACGAAGTCGTGATGAATACGAATTTGTAGACGTAGATATTTCAAATATGGACGGAATAAAAAAATACGTGGTTATCAGTCAATCACGACTAGAAGAATTACAAGAATCTGAACACGAACTATCTTGTTTAGAATCAGCGGGCGTCGACAACTGGTCGGGCTACGGATATGCAATGCAAATGATGGAGGAAGAAGAATAATGACAAAAACATTCAAATGTAATTTTTATAAAGAAACGGACAAAATCGAAATTGATAGCAATTCAAGGGATATTGCACTTCGCCCAAGTGGAGAAGAACGCGGCAAACCGTGGAACGGTGTTATTTTCTTAAAACCTGAAGACGCGGTTGAAATGGCGAATCATCTAAAACGACTAGCGTCAGAATTTGGCGTTGAAGAACCTGAATTACCAAAAGAACCTAAAGAACCAGTACAAACAAAAGTAATACCTGAACAGATTGCTGAAATTATGGCGAAAGCGAAAGTTCACGTTGCGACGGAATTCGGAAAATGTACGGTTGTAACGGTTCAACTGGAAAATGGTTTCACAATGACGGAAAGTTCAGGTTGTGTTGACCCTGCAAATTATGATGTCCACTTAGGCATGGAAATTTGTTTAAAACGTATCCAACAAAAGGTTTGGGAATTAGAAGGATATGCATTACAAAAGAAAGTACACGAAGAGGGGATTCTATAATATGCGTATTAACTTTGATGGAATTATTTCATTGGCACAATTCGGCGAACTGGTAAAACAACTAGTCGAAGATGTATCAGACAAAGCGGGTATCAATCCTGAAGACGTACAATTATCTAACCCCGTTGTTCAAATGGGCTTAAAAGTTGAAGGGTACGAAGAACCACAAGTATTAACAACACCACAAGGCGAACTATTCGTAATCAACGTAAAAGTCGAAGACGGAAAGATTGTAACAGACTCAAACGAAGATGAATCGAAAGGTGATCGCCGTTTGTTACCAGTAGAAGAACAAGCGAATCAAACGACGCCACTTCCTGAAGGAGAAATCGAATCGGAATTCCCTGAAGAAACTATTCAGTTCTTAGAATCTCACGAAATTCGCGATGACTTAGAACAACGCGTTTATACAATCTTAGGTAGTGAAGATGTCTTGTTACGATACTATGCGTTAGAAGACGATAATGAACGTTTAGTATTTGAAGAGGTTGCACGACCGAATGTGATTCCTTTCAGAAAGAAAGGGGACACTAAATAATGTCGGCATTCATTGGCGGGATTTTAGGCGTTATTTTAGCGGTAGTAATCGTACTTGGTCTTTGGGCGTTACGTGTCGCGATTTCCGCTTGTATCGCGTGGGCTATTGTAACCGTGTTCGGTTGGATTGCTAACTTTGTAGACGTGGATTTATATTCCGCGTACGATAAAGGAACTATTATCATCGGTGTTACAATTATTATAGTTCTATACTCTATGATTAATAGCATTCTTAAAAAGAATAGAAATTAAGGCGGGGAGAGATTCCCGTCTTTTTTATTGCGTCAAATTACGCGTTATCGTATAATTAATCTCGTAGATTAAAATTTGGGGGACAATTTAAAATGAAAAAGTTTTTATATGGCGTCATTACGGTTCTTGTTCTGATTACCGTACTTGGTGCTTGTAGTAACACGGACGAAAAGGTTACTAAAGTAGAGAACAAAGAAGAAACAACGCAAACGACTTCGGCAAAAGAAGAAAAGCCGGAAGACAAAATGTATAGCGTCGGCGATACTTTGAAATTTACTAGTGGGGCTGAAATCACAATCGTTTCAGCTACACACGAAGACGGTAATCAATACGTTAAACCTGAAAAGGGTAAAGTATTAAAATTACATGTGAAGGTCGTAAACAAAGGAACGCAACGCGTAGGTTTTTACAGTGGGTTGTTTAATTTGTATGATTCAAATGGAAGTCTATTCAAAGAATATTACGCTGAAGGAACACCAGTAAGTGGCGATATTGATAAAGATAAGCAACTTGAAGGGGACATTTGGTATGACGTTGACGGTTCAGGAAACTACGAACTAGTAATGAAACCGAATCCCGCCGATTCAACAGAAATTAAATTTAATATTAGGTTATAAAAAGCCGAGGGCATACGCCTTCGGTTTTTCTTTTGTTTTAAGACATAAAAAATAACGGGGGTTAGCCCGTTAGAATTTTTGAATATACATATTTTTAACGTTCTTCGCGACTTCTTGTTCCATTTTAGGAGTTAGTCCGCCGACGTACCCTTCCATATCTTCCTCAAATTGCTTCGTAACTTCTTCAGGAAATTCAACTCTTATAATTTCACGCATATCCGAAATTCTTAAAGCGATCATAATCGGAACAAGATGTGTGAAGTTAACCGATGATGATTTCAAATTAGTAAAATCATTTATTGTAGCCACTCGAAGACCAGTCATTCGACTTAAATCCCCTTGTGATAATCCACGTTCTTTAAGTATTTCTCCTAAGTTATTAACAATTTTATGCGGGGTAGTTTCTAGTGTTTCCGCTACCACATCATTAACTTTTTTAAATCCTAGTAAATCCCGTTGCATAACTAAAAGCTCCCTTCGATTACGTAATCCCATTATACTCAAAAGCGGAATTAATGTAAAGAGGACGTCACAACACACCCCCTAGCGTACGAATAGATTACGAAGAAACGCTAGGAGGAAAATGAATGGAACAAAAAATAACTAAAATCGCATTGATTGGAAAAATGCGTTCAGGAAAGGACACGGTCGGTCACTACCTACAAGCAACGAAAGGATTCGGGAAATTTGCTTTCGGGACTGGAATTAAACGTGTCGTAGAAATCTTATATCCTACATTAGATTTAAGAATGAAGCCCCGAAAACTATATCAAGATATTGGTCAGAAAATGCGAGAGGTTGACCCGTTAATTTGGATTAACTATCTTGACCGAGAAGTAAAACGTTATTCGCGTTCTTTGGCGGTAATTGACCTAGTACCCGACGTTGTAATTACAGACGTTCGACAAATGAATGAAGCGGAATTCTTGAAAGCACAAGGTTATGTTCTTGTCAAGATTGAGACAGACGAAGAAATTCGCTTACAACGTATTAAAGATTCAGGCGATAACTACACGGAAGAAGACTTGAATCATGAAACAGAATTAGCGGTTGATACATTGCCGTATGACGTGCTAATCACCAATAATGGAACAGTAGAAGAACTAAACCTTCAGGTTGAAAAGCTTTACTGGGATATCCAAAAGGGGTTAGTGAATGGGAACGGTTAATGTTGATTTAAAAGCAAGTGAAAGACGCCTTGAAGCAAAATACCCGTTGGACACTGAAGCGGGCGTAATGAAACTTTTAACGAACTATCACAAAGTACATGAAGCCCGTTATTTCACGGGGGACTTCGGTGCTTGCGATATGTTACTTGATTTAGAAGTTTCATTATCTAAGTTACACCTTGATAAAATGCAACGTCAGATTGTTGACCTTCATTTCTTCCAAGACTTGACCCAATCCGAAGTAGCTTCCCGCGTAGGTAATACGCAACAAGGAGTTTCATACATTGTACAAACGGTAGTCAAGCAACTAGCAAAATATATGCAGGAAGGAAACGAAGCAATATGAACATTACAGAATTAGAAAATCGCATCGCGATCTTAGAACGTGAAGCGAAATCATACAAACCTGAAGAAAGAAATAATAAGGTCGAAGCGTTAACGGAAGAATTCTATGCTTCTAATGGAAGACATATGCATTCAATCTATTTACAACGCCTAGCCGATGTTTTACTTGTCGAGGAGCTAAAAGACTCGAATCCTAATAAAATAACATCGACCGAACAACCTATTTTGTCTAATCGTCAAATATTAAGACGTAAGAAACGCGAATTTGCGTTGACGGACGACAAGTTGGACTTCGTACATGCGAAAGAACATCTTGGAATAGATTCGCTATTCAAGAAGCGTACCCAAAACATGGACGACCAAAACTAGGAGGGTTATTATCAAAACTTTAGTAATCATTTCAACACTGTTCGGTAATCTGTTAATTCCGATGGACGCACCGAAGGAAGTTCCGAAACAGATGTTTGAAAAGAATAGGGTAATTCTTAATATTGACGGGGATTATCGCGAAGAGGAAATAAACGGGAACAAGGTTATTAACGTTGACCGAGAAGTAAAAACGGAATACGTCACTGAATATGTAAAAGTCGAAGTACCTGTTGAAGTTCCAGTTCCCGCAAAGAAAGAAGAACCTATTCAAAAGGAAGAACCGAAACAGGAAGTACGAGAACAACCGAAGGAAGCCCCAAAAAGTAAAGGGGGCGGTGGTTATTCTATGACCGTTGAAGCAACGGCGTACACGAATCACCCAAGCGAAAACGGCGGTACTTACGGCGGTAGAGTTCTGACAAAGACAGGCTACGATATCACTAATACGATTTATTATAATGGTATGCGTGTAATAGCCGTCGACCCTTCCGTAATTCCTCTTAATTCTATTGTAGAAATAGAGGGATATGGAAAGGCAATTGCACTTGATACGGGCGGGGCGATCAAAGGAAATAGAATTGATTACCTTGTCGCAAATGATTCGGAAGCAAACAATTTCGGAAGAAGAAACGTAAATATAAACATCATTGGAAAGGGGTAATAATTCATGTTAGAAATTATTAGTCTTGTGGTGTTGTTTTGCGGTTTTACCCTAATGACGTACAACAATTATAAAGAAGGTCATATGGGGCTGGCGATTTTTAGTGCCGTGGTCGTAGTGGTTAATTTAATTGATATTGTTCAAACGATAGGAGGAAAATTCTAATGTTAAGAAAAATTCAATCCGTTTGTTTTATTATCGGTTTTGGTATCGTGGCATATTTAGAATTTACAAAGAGTCATTACTTTATGGGAAGTTTAGCGTCGTTTTGCGTATTCGTTGAATGCTTATCTTTAGTATTATCACGATTCGCAAAAGGTGAAACATCTATTAAAATAAATATTGGTAGAGGGGAAACAAAATAATGAAAAAAGTGTATCTTGCAAGTGGTTGGTTTAACGAAAATCAGGAACGTCGAGTTGCTGAAGCTGAAAAAGTATTACGTGGTTTAGGGTTTGAAGTATTTAGCCCACGAGAAAACCAATGTGAAGAAGCTGAATTTGGTACAAAGGAATGGCGTGAATTAGTGTTTGATAACGACATTAATCATATTGATTGGGCGGACTTTGTATTCGCGATCTATGACGAAGAAGACGCGGGAACAATGATGGAAATTGGATATGCTTATGCTACTGGAACGCCTGTCCTTGTATATAACGAACAGGAAAAAACGTTAAATCTTATGATTACTGATTCATTAACGGCGTATTTCGAAAGCCTTGAAGACGTTAAAGCTTATGACTTTAATAAGATGAAACACATTCCGTATACAGGTAGTGTTATCTAATTTAAAAGTATTGCAATAAGAAGATTATTATGGTATATTATCAATATACTTCTAAAAAGTCGTAGTCTTAGACAGCTACGCAATATATGGAGAAGTGGGAGTCGGTACCCGCTTCCTCCTAAGTTTGTAATTTCGTTGAAAGGCGTCGTGCTTCGTAACCACGGTGTCTTTTTTATTTATCTAAATATATGCTTGATTACGTAATAAAGATCTACTAAAACCCGATATTATGGTAAGATTAGCCTATAAAATTAAACGGGGGTTATGTTATGGAATACTTAGTAACATTACATTTAAAAAGCGGTTTGGAAATTGAATACCTTATGGTATTTAAAAAAGATGTAACAATCGGGGACGTAAGAGAACAAGTGCGAAAAGACCTTAACGGTCAAGAAAAATGGATGGTTCTTGCTGACGACGTAGAAGTAAAACGAGAAGAAGTTGATTATTTTAAAGTTGCTGAACTGAAAGACGAAGAAGAATCTCCTTCAGAATCATTTGACGATATGGAAATTAAAACACTTCAATTTAAAGCTAGTTCGCACAAGGAATTTTCAGAACGATTGAAAAAGTTAGCGGACGAAGGTTCGGAACTTGTATCGGCGAGAATGAAACGTTTCGGTGGTAAGAAAGCACCATTCGATATAACAATTGCATATACGGAAAAATAAGGCGGGGGATTATCCTTCGTCTTTTTCTTTTATTCTTTTTTTGAATATTAATTTTCAAAAAAGAATTGTACTCAATTACGTAATATTATAAAATTAATATTGTTGAGAGGTTACGAGATACATAGTCTCAACGAATACAAACTTAGGAGTGTTACGAATGGATTTTACAACTATTGATATTAAACAAATGACCATGATTGATTTACTACAAAGCTATGAAAAAGCGTATCATATAACAAAATTACAACCGTCGTTTATCGTAGTACTAAATGAAATACGTTCCGAACTAGGTGACCGATTGAAACAGGCGGGATTACTTACAATAGAAGATGTTCAAAGATTACTGACCGAAGCGTAAAAACTTCGGTCTTTTTGTTGTACATATGAGTGAATAACCGTTGTGTATAACGACGACGTAAGATAATGTGTATCGTCGTTATATGCTACTGGTATTCATAGTTTATGGCGAAATCATTCGTCATATTCCTTTATGATAAATAAATTTACTATTTGAGTCACAAACCCTTAGGCTTCGTACGAATAGATGGCAACTAAAAGAAGAATAGGGGTTTTATTAATGAAAAAAGTTGAAAAACGTTTTGTTAAAGTTTACGACAAGAAGACAGGAATCTTAAAAGAGATGGGTACGGTTAAATTGCCCGCCCTGAAGTCAATTATCGGCTTCTTACAGGGTGAATGGAATCTTGATAAGTATGATAGATGTTTCGAAGGTTCTAACCGTTTAGGAGATATCGACGCATCGGTCGAAATTGCGGGACATTTACTATTGATAGAGTTCAAAGAAAGTAAACACGCAATTAACAAAGGGCAAATTTTAAAAGCGATCCGTACGGCGAAATATTGTAAAACAACGACTATGTTTGTGTTTGGTGAAACGAACTATCCAAAAGAAATGATTCAATTCACACCTGAAAATCCATATGGTGAAGGGTTCGAACTGACAAGTATTGCAGACCTTCGCAAACGTCTTAAAACGTGGCACGATGAAAGTATTATTGATACGCGAGTATCTGACGAAGACAGTGCAAAAGAATGGTCTGTTACCGAAGCCCTACTGAAAGAGGTCGGAAAATAATGATTGCTACGATATTTTCGTCGTTTTTAATTGGTGTTATTGTTTTGGCGGTTATAGTTTTTATAGTAAGTATAGGGGAAGAGATTATTCCCGCCATTTTATTCGTTGTAGTATGCACATTGGTTGGGTTCATAGTCCAAAAAACTTTTGAATTTATATTCTGAAGAAGGGAAGTCTTAGTTGACTTCTTTTCTTTTTATATATCTTTTGAAAATTAATATTCAAAAAGGTATTATACTATATTACGTAATTTTATAACGTGAGTACATAAGGTTGAAACACACTTTATCGCCTATCAAAAGGTGTAGCCGTCACATGGACGAAGAAAAGACGGCGATCTGTTCCATAACGAATCATTGACACATTTAAAAGAAGCAACAATCACATTAACTCAACGTGAATTAAATACATTAACGGTCGTACTTGCTAATTCTACAATCCAAGCGATTAAAGATAAAAATGAATACAACCTTGATATCGTTGAAGACTTCGGGCAAGCCCGTCGTTTGTATACGAAGTTAACAGACCAACAAATTAAGAAAGCGGGTATGTAATCATGGAACAATTAAATCGTGGGGAATTATTAGTAAAAGCAATCAAAGGTGAAATTAAAACAGGCGATAAATTCAAACGTGTCGATACTAGCGACGTTGTTCATTTCGATGGTTGTCGTTTCGTTTGGACAAGCGGGGCAATTATGGAAATGCAGGTGTATAGCCCGACGGAACTATTCGAAGTGTATGAAGAAAAAATTACAATCGAACTAACACGTTAGCCCTTATGATGGGACGTTCAAGCCAAAGAGAACGTGAAGAGAAGTTAGACGAACTAGCAAAATAACAATCTTTATTATATAAAAATTACACACCTAATAGGAGGAAACTTTATTATGACAACAACTACTAAATTTAATCGTGCGGAACTATTACAATTGGCATTAGACGGCAAAGTAAAAGCGGGGGAAGAAATTTCCCCAACCATATAAAACATTATAACCCAATCCATTATATTTATGAAAGTAAATCGTGAATTAATTGTTCTAACTTTGTTCCTTATCTTAGTAGTATCGACAACAAACTTTAAAGAACCTGTATTTGCTGATTATTTAGGGATTACGGCGACGGCGATCATAACGATAGCAATCGTGATAAATTTAATCGGTTCATGGTTTAAAAAGCGGTAGGGACTTAAAGCCCCGTTTTCTTTTTATATAAATATGTCTGAATATTTAACAAATTAAAATATTAAAAAATTGTGCCGATACTTTTTCTTGTAACATAGGCTTTTAGTTAGTCTTATAAGTAGAACTAAACAACGGTTAAACAATTATTCTTTATTCGTTATTAACGTTAAACAGGACTCAAAAACGTATCAAAAAGTTGTGTATTTTCTATTACTTTTTATACACCATATGACATTAGATATTTTAACGATAAACACCGAAAAAGAATAATAAATATTCGTTAAACAAACGTTAAGAAATCCAATTATATCAACGCTTCAAACGGTGCTTAACGAAGGGTAACGAAAAACAAATATAATAACGAAAGGATGTCGCAATATTCCATGAAACGAGGACTAAGCGTAATACAGAAAAAAGTTATTCAAGAGTTGGTAATGCAAGATGTTACAAAGAAAACAATTGCCAACATTGCTGAAGAATATGGCATTAACGAAAGAACTATTTATCGTTGGAAGAATGACATTGAATTTGTAGAGGAATTAAACAAACAGAATGATTTATCTCTACAAGCTTTTACTTATGAAGCTACCAATAAATTAAAGGGGCTAGTTCGTCATGGCAACAGTGAACAAGCCGTGATTAATGCTATTAAGTTAGTAATGCAATCACAAGGTAAGTTAAAAGAACAAGAGGGCGTTAATGTAAATGTTAATACAAACATTCAATCTGAAGGCGTGGGTTCTGATTTACTGGCAGACCTTGACGCGATCTTAAACGGGGAATGATAATCGAATAGGGTGCTATTTATTTAGCCCCCTTATTTTTTTATGCCCACCTTTATTTAATAGGGGGTTTTGTATTATCGTAGGCTATTACGTTAGCCCTAGCGAATCCCTATCCTTTATCCTGTACCATATCCTATCCACTATATCATTATGCGTTATCTATATCGTATAACAATAGCCTAATCTATTCCCTATCTCTTATCCCACATTAGAATGGTTATTATCTAATAGTATTATACTGTCTCATATCTCCTTCGTTTATGATACAACGATTCACCTAAGTTACTTACATTAGTTTAGTATTGATTTAATAATGTTTGTTGTGTCTCAATACGTTGTATCAAAACCTTTTGTTATTATTTGTTTCAAATCATTTATTTTATTTATTATTTATAATATTCTGAATTAAATGTCTTGATGATTGTATGATGTAGCGAACCAAGACGTCGAACCCCTAAAATATTTTGCGTACATAAATTATAATATTCTGATTTTACCCCCACCACGGGGAAGGGGGTCTTAATTTTCGCACGTAAAGGGTATTTAAAATACACAAAATAAATTTTAACCATATGGAAATTAGTTACCAACCGTTACCTTTCGATGAAAAGCGATCATAAACGAAGCATATCGAAAAAACTTTTATTTTTTATAAACTTTTTTAAAATAACCTGTCACGTTTTGAATCTCCTTGTACTAATAGACCACGAGAAAAGGAAATACAACAAAAACAAAAAATAAAACGTACTCTAAAGGAGAAAACAAATCATGACAAACTTAAAAAACATTATGGAAGTATTAAATTCACCAGTAGGAACTAAATTCACGGTTAAATCAACATCTTCGGATAATTTACGCGGTGAAACAGTAATTGTTAAACATCACATGAACGGTACAGGACTTGCACACTTAACGAAATCAGGTCGTGAATTACAACTTGCAATGAATACAGGTTTAACAAATGCTACATTTGAAGAAAAAATCGAAATCGAATTCGAACCAACGGACTTTAAATCATTAAAAGACGGACAACGGCGTCAATTATATGTTTATAAATATGGAGAACATCGACCAGTAAGCATTTTTGAAGACCTTGTTGAATATGGTATTCGCGATATTGACGATTTACTTCGCAAGCAATTCTACTTCAAAAAAGTAAACGGTGTTTACGAAACTAAATAGTAAAAACCAGTAGGGACGGGGCTTCGGCTTCGGCTCTTTTTTTGTTTATATAACTTTTGAATATTAATTTTCAAAATACAATTGCATTATATTACGGAATAGCGTATTACAAAGGAGTCGACAGGGACGGCGGTTCGAATCCGCTTGATGATGCGGGACATTGAAGCACATCAGCCGAAATTACAGATTTAGGAGTGTATACCGATGAACGAATTAAAACAGATTTACAAAACGTATAAAGCTTTTAAAAAGGCGTTTAAATCCCTGGCGAAATTGTTGAGGTAACGGTTATTCGTTGCCGAATACAATTCGGGGGGAATCTCATATGATGTTCCAAGAAAAGAAAACAACCGGAAGACCAGTTTATCAGTTAAAATATTTAGGGGAGACAGTGGCAATTTGTTCCCGCACCGTTTGGGGGCGTTGGGAAGTAAAAGGCGTTGTCTTTGATGTTTACATATCAGCAAAAACAAAATATGAAGCTATAAGCCTATTTGAAGAAAAGTTTAAATTGTATTTACGAGGTGCAAACTATGATAACTAACATTGTAGCAAACGGAAATGTAGTAGAATTCAATAAAGCTATGTTTGAAGATGAAGAAAGCAACATTATTCAAATTTGGGGGATTCCTTCGGATTGTTTCCGTAAGGTGTTTACCTTTGATTTATTTTGTCGTCGTGGCTTCGCCATGTCTTTCGATATTGACGGAAAGACTTATACGGCGGAAGCTGATTTTGTGCGTGGAAGAACGACAATCGGTGGTGCAAATCTAATGCGTTTCGTCGTAAGGGATATGAAGGTCGCATGAGAACACATGAAGAAGCAATTGCATGGACTAAGCAAATGATGTACGATGAAGCTTTTCTTGATATATCTCGATATAGAGGACAGATTCATTATTTACGTACCGACAAAGAAGGTCGAATGCACTTTCTAGTTACTCACCCATTAGAAGAAGATAGATATTTTCGGGTCGATAATATGTGTGATACTGAAATTTACCAAAATGGTGAATGGAAATACGTTGTAACAATCTAATATGTCACAAATCCATGCCCCTTGTACGAATCAATGGTAAAAGATTCGGAAGGGGTTTTTTCTTATGCACTTAAACTATAAATCTAAATTTATTACAATAAAACAAGGCGACCTTATTATTGATGTCGTGGAATCATACAAGATTAAGAAGGACGGAACGTTATATAAAAATCCTTTTGCACGTTCGGGCGTTACTGAAGACGGAAAACGCATGAAATATTGTAATAAGTGCAAGATGTGGCATTCAAAATTATTCGGTTTTCGTATGAATCAGGCGAACAAGGACGGCAAAAACGCCACATGTCGCCAATGTGAACGCAAATACTTCCATAAGTATGATAGAACCGCCGAGGGGCAAGAACGCTTTACACGCCGAAGAATGCGGGAAGAAGGTATTCATTCCGCACCGAGTAAATACCGCGAGAAGATCGCCCGCCATTTCGGGAATAAATGCCCAATTACAGGTAGCCACGACTGGACATTTGACCACGTAATCCCGTTAGCTTGGGACGTTAAAATCGTTGAATATGGAAATATCATTCCGATGTCCACAAGACTTAATAAAATAAAGAAGGATAAGCACCTACTGGACTTTGTCGAGAATGACCTTACGGACATACAAAAAACACGCTTTAACCTTGTTGTATTGCCGTTTCTAGCGTCCGAAAATCATATGTCTATTGAAAGATATAAGGAATACTTAACTACTACTTATGAAGCCGTGAAAAAATAATTCACGGTTTTTTATTTTATCTTTTTGACTTATGAGATACGTTTATGATACATTAGTTACAGAAGTTATTACTTAATTAAGTAATAAAATAATAGCAATTGGAGGAATGAAAAATGTTAGTAGGATATGCAAGGGTTAGTACAAAGAAACAAAATTTAAACCGTCAAATTGACGCGTTAGAACAGGCGGGTTGTGATGTTATCTTTATGGAGAAAGAAACAGGGACAAAAAGAAATCGTCCTGAATTAAATAGAATGTTAGAAAGCTTAAACGAAGGCGACACGGTTATTTTCGCCGAATTAGCCCGTGCGTCACGTTCTACAAAAGACTTACTTGAACTTGTTGATACAATCAATAAAAAGGGGGCAAGCGTTAAGTCATTAAAAGAATCTTGGTTAGATACAACGACTTCAGCGGGTAAATTTATGATGACCGTTTTCGCGGGACTTGCCGAGTTCGAACGCGATCTTATCAGCGAAAGAACCGTCGAGGGCTTAGAATCCGCACGACGTCGCGGGAATGTTGGGGGAAGACCAAAGAAGCAAAGTGACCAATTAGATTACGCTATTGAACTAGTTGAAAAGGGCGAACTATCTAAAATGGAAATATGCAAAGTAACAGGCGTTTCACGGGCTACACTTTACCGACGATTAGATGAATTAGGCTTAAAATAAGTTACGTTACGAATATACCGACATATTAAAATCAAATTCAATGAAATTACAAATTTAGGAGTGTATGAAAATGACAAACAAAGAATTTATGAGTATTATCGCGGGTGTAGGAAGTTTTATTGGTGGGGGATATGGTGTTTTATATATGTTATCAATCTTGATTACTCAATAAGGCGGGAAAACCCGTCTTTTTCTTTTAATCTATATTTTGAAAATTAATATTCAAAAACACTTGAAATTCATTACGGAATGGCGTAATATAATAAGTGAAATTACTTACTTGGAGGAATTACAAATGAACCTTAAAGATACAATTATCGAATTACACAAGGCTTACGACCTTTTTAATACAGTATTTTACGAAGGGAAACTTCCTGAAGTTGCTATCGTTGTTCAAACAAAAGGGAAGGCAAATGCTTACGGCTGGTTTACTACGAAAGAAGTTTGGGTCGACAAAGAACAAGACATCAAGCGTTATGAAATTACAATCACGGCGGAACACGTAAACCGTCCATACATCGAAGTATTGAGAACATTACATCATGAAATGATTCACCTGTATTGTGCGATAAATGATATTCAAGATACAAGTCGTGGGGGAACGTACCACAACAAACGATTCAAAGAAGTTAGCCAAAATCACGGGTTTTACTATCCTGAAGATTCATACGATAAAAAGTGCGGTTGGTCATTCTCACAATTAAAGCCTGAAACGGTGGCGATCATAGAATCGTGGGGAATCAATCCAAACGCCTTCAGATTAGCCCGACTGGAATTCGGTGGGGCGGGGACAACGGAAAAGAAGAAGTCAAACATTATTAAGTGGGTTTGTCCTTGTGGAACGATTATCCGTTCTTCAAAGCCCGACATAAACGTTGCTTGCTTAGATTGTGGAGGAAAATTTATAGCTGATTTACCAACGGAAGGGGACGCATGAGCGTCCTCTTTTTTACACAACGACAAATAAGCCTTCAAAAAGCGTCTGTTTTTAAAAGGCGAAAGGGCAATCTATTTTTAAAAATTTTTGGCAACCTCTATAAATCCCTTTTCATAATCTTCCTTTAATCGGGCTAACAAACTAAGATTACCGTTAAGCCATTCCACATCATCCGTTATTTTCAAACGGTCTTGTTTCATACCTTCAAGAATGTTTTCGTGCATGTCAATCCACTCGTAAAGCGTCATATTTCCCGCCACAACCAAGCACCCTTAACTATGTAATTTTTACATAATAACGAATAAGCACAAACGAAAGGGTCACATAACTTGTGATTCATGGTGCACAAAACGTTGTGCCGTAACTATAACCATTAAACAATACTAATAATATATATAATATAAATATTATATACGATCTTTAACAATCACAAAATATGGGCTTCTTAATTCCAACGGTCTAAACAACACTTAAATGTTTCTTGCGTCCTTCTCGTGTCGTACCTTCAATAATGCGTACATATTCTTCAGCAAGTTCTAACAGGATAGGGCGAAGTTCCCGAAGTAAATCCATATCTACATCCATGTTTTCATAAATATCTTCTATTGCGTCGAATCTTTCACTATATGACTTTAAGACCTGATAGCCTTTTTCGCCTTTTTGGTGATATTGCGTTTGAATATCATCTACTATACTAAACATTGCTTTATTTCGAATATGTTTCTTTACCATCATGTCCACAATACCAAGTGATTTTTCAGATTCACCAATTTCAGCATATTTTAAATACATGAATAACCCTCCTAAGCGTATCTTCGTTTCAAGATCGCTTGTAATTTATTTCTTGATTCGGCTTCACACCAAGATTCGAATTCTTCTTTACTACCATATTTTACGACTTCTTTCTTAAACCATGCAACAAATTTTCCTTGATTGTCAAACGCTTCTTCTTTGTTATGTGTATCTTTATATACTTCTTGTGTGTAAACGCCGTATGTATTATCAAATAACTTCTTACTTTCCGCCTTCGCTTGTTCGCCTTCTTTTATGTCCTTCAGCCAATCGGGATTCCTTTCTTTACGAACTGGTTTCTTGGAATATTGTTTCTTCGGCTTACTTGCTTCTTGCTTCCGTTCAGCAACTTGTTCGTCCGAACCATTACGTAAGCACGTACTTAAATAACCGCCGAAACTTGCTTGCCCGACTGAAATTTCCATGTAATATACTATGCTTTCACTTGAAAGGCTATTCAAGAACTTCGGAATAATTTCGATTGCTTCCTTCTTATCTTCAGGAGATAACTTGTTTATAGCTTCCGTGATAACTTCGTCAAACACGGGTTCGGGTTTCTTTTCCTCTTGTTTGACCATTTCAGGCACGTATTCCCCCGATAGGACGTCTTTAACAAGCGTCTTAATACAAAAGTCCACGTTGCTATGAATGTGTTCTACAAAGGACGCTAGGCACTTTAAAAAAGGTGATAGGTCATAAGAGTTACTTCGACCCTTCTTCCCGATGATAGCAAAGCCCACATCTTTTAAGTCTTTAACCGCACTCTTAATTGACTTCACAGAACAACCGAAACGGTTTGCAAATGTATCTTGTGACGTAAACACACTTTCTTCGCCGTGTTTGAACGTTAGTATATCCATCGCTACCGCCATACGTTCCATTGAAACAATACCAGCGTTTGCAACGCGATACATAAAGGCGAATGCGTAGTTCGTTAATTGCGTGTAACCGCCATACTTTCTTGAATTTTCCAACACTTCTAATCCATCGTATTTAGACATTATCATTACCTACTTTCTTATTTCCCGTTCTTGTATTTACACCCCTTAGTCGGTACTAAAGATAGGGGAAAATTATGTTACTTTCCATTATACTCATTAAAGTAATGAATGTAAATCAAATTCCCCTAATAATTTTCGGGGGTGCTTCATTGGAACAAAAAATGGTTCGGTTAGAACCGAAAGTCAAAGGAAAAACAATCAATCAATTACGTGAAGAAAGAAAAGAGATTCTAAAACGATTAAAGGTAATTCGCAATATACAAAAGAATGGACAAGGCGTTCCAAAACAAATAGAAAACGTCCTTCCACAAATCACTGGTCGATATCAATACCTTAATCGTGTAATCAAATCTTGGGATTCGCCTTTGTTCTTTATGTATGAATACTTTTCTGATGATAAGAACCCAACGAACGAAGGAAATATGATTCCCGAAGGCGTTGGCGTAGAAGACGCCCCCGACTTTCATGAAACATTATGCGACACACTGAACGTACTTAGTTACGAAGAAGTGACAAAGCGTATCGCGTGGAGTGTTCCGAGGGGTCACGCAAAGTCGGCTTATCTATCAAATATGTATCCTGTCTTTTCGATAGTATTTAGTATTCGAAGATATATTCTTATCATTTCTGAAACAATTGGTATGTCTCGTAAATTCGTAGAATGGGTTTCTGACCAATTGAAATACAACAGAAAGTTACGTGAAGACTTCGGCGAACTCTTACAACCTAAGAAACAATTAAATGCGAAAGATAATATCGACGGGTTCGAAACTTCGAACGGTTGCTTCGTCCAAGCGTCCTCTACTGGCGGACAATTACGCGGTAGTCGTTATAAAAGTTATAGACCTGACCTTATCATTCTAGATGACCTAGAATCTTCCAAAAATACAAACACTTTAGATTTAAGGGTTAAAACGCTAGACTGGTTCAACAAAAATATTATCCCGATGGGTGACGTTACTCGAACGGGAATTATCTATATGGGTACGTTGGTACATGGTTCGGGATTATTACCACATGTATTAAATAGGGCTGACTTTGACGGAAAGATATTTTCGGCAATTGTCTCAGAACCCGAACGCCCTGACTTATGGGAAACATACGAAGAAATTTATCGCGATCAAGAAAATCCTAATAGATTAGAAGACGCGGTTGAATTCTATTCAGCTAATAAAGAAGAAATGGACAATGGCGTTCGAACGTTATGGAACGACCGATTTCCGTACTATAAATTAATGATGGAAAAAGTCAATATCGGTTCTAAGGCATTTGGTTCGGAATTCCTAAATAAACCAATTGATGATGAATCCGCAATCTTCAAAGAATCCTTTATTCAGTATTTCGACGACAAGGATTTATTCGACAATGCGGGTCGACCGTTACCACTTGACCTATACGGTTTTTGGGACATTGCGGTCGGTAAAAATAGTAATTCGGATTACAACGCAATAGTAACTCTAGGACGTGACCGTCGAACGGGCGTCCTTTACGTGTTGGATGCTTGGGCGAAAAAATGCCCGATGCACGTCGCGTTAGAAGTGGCGGAACAAAAAATTCAAGAATACAGACATAAAGTATTCGGTGTCGAAACAATTCAGTCGCAATATGATATGTTCCGGCAATTACAGAACCGTGCAAGACAAAGGGGCTTTTATTCTACCAAGTTAAAAGCGTGTAACCCACGAACAAAGAAAGAAGAACGTATTGAAGCACTTGAACCATTATTCGAAAATGGAACACTTCGCTTAAAGCGATCACAGAGATTATTAATAGACATGCTTCTTCAATTTCCTCAACATGATAACGACGATTTACCCGATGCATTGGCTTCGGCGGTTGACATGGCGGGCGGAACAAGAAGAAGAACATTTTACAGAAAACCCACGGGAATTTAACTCGTGGACTTTTTTAATTTATAGGAGGAAACCGAATGACACATTATTTCGAAACAGGTAATTTTTACCCGCCTTTCGAACACGAAGACCGAGTTGCTAGGTACAAAGAGAATAAACGATTATTCAAAGGCAATCATTGGGACGTGTTCCGAAAGCATAAACAAACACTTTCACGAGAACAAAAGAACCTACTTTATGTATCCGTGAACTTCCCGTCAATCATTGCAAAGAAATCAGCCGATTTCCTATTCGGTGAAAATGCTACTTATTCAGCTGGAAAAGGCGACAATTCGAAAGAACAAGAACGTCTTGACGAATGGGTCGAAAAGAACGATATGAATATCTTGAACTACGAATCAGCATTATCAAATAGTTATCGTGGGGACGCATTTTTCAAAGTTCGTTATGGTCAAGAATATGGTGGCGATCTTCCGAAAGAACTAGACCCGTTCCGTGTAATTATCGAACAACAAAATGCGGAATTTGTTTTCCCTGAAACGGCGGTCGGTAATTCTAAAAAGGTTGTTGCGTATCATATTGCCGTTCCTTATCAAACAGATTTTTCCAATAACGAAAAATGGGCATT